CGCGACCCAACCCAAACGAAACGGCCCCACCCTGCGCCTGCTGGGTGGGGCCGTTCGCGCTGTCCGGGGGGTCTAGGCTCGGACAGCTACCTTAGGGAAAGGGTGGTGCAACCCTAGCATGGGAAACGCCCCCGGGGTTCCAACCCCGGGGGCGCCTTGTTACCAACCCACTCCAGCGTAGACCTCGTGAGCTGAGGCCCGATCTGGAACGTACCATGACAGGCCCGCCAAGGTTGTCATGACTAGATCACAATACACAGAAGAAGGGGCCCGCGCCCGTCCCCGTAGCGCGAACCCCTTCTTTCCCTGCACCTCACTCAGTTCACCGATGGAAGCCAAAGCCGCAAAGGGATTGCGCCTGTGGATCGGGCTTCAGTTGATTTGACGAATCCGTCTGAAGCTTGAGCGAGGTTGCTGAGAACCAGGTGCCCCATGGGGCACCACGAGGCACCTGGTTGTTCTGGTGCTGGACCGGGCATATCCGGCGGGATTCACCCGGTCCAGCGCGCTGATCGTATCAGCGGGTGAAGCGGATCTCCAACTTGCCACCCAGGGCGCGCGAGAGTTTCAGGAGAACATGCACGGGCATCGCCTTGCCGGCCTCAGCCTGCGACACCTGCGCCTGGTTGATGCCGGCCCGCTTGGCTGCCTCACCTTGGGAGATTCCCATCTCGATGCGGCGGGTGGTGATGGCGGCGATCAGGTTCTCCCGCGCGTTGGCGTCTTCGAACGCGGCACGCGCTTCCGGGTTGGCGAGTACCTCGGTCATGAACTGGTCGAACTGCGGGTACGTCTTGGGGGGCTTGGGGGCGGTAGTTGCCGTGGGCGCCTTCTTCACGGCGGCCTTCTTGGCCGGCGAGCGTCGGAGCTTGGCTTCCGAGCTTGCCGGGAGCGCCTCGGGATTCCGGGTGAGCTTGGCCGGCGCCTTCTTCGTTGCGGTTGTCACTGCCGTTCCTTTCCCTGTGTCTAATCGGAAGGGCGGGCCCCCCGGCACCGCAGCACGCGCCTAACCTGTTGAGGATCCGGGGGGACCGCTGTCGGCAGGGTACACGAAAACGCCCCCCGGGGTGCGAGACCCGGAGGGCGTTTCCTTCGCAAGCGCCGAATGCAGTGCATATGACCTAGAAAGAGGCCGTATGCACAATGCACTTGGGCTGTAACTTCACAGAACCGTAACGAGGATGAAACGGTTGCCGTACGACCGGGGGCCCCATCTGGAGGCCCTTGACCGTGTGTTGCTAGGTCAGGCTATCAGCGGAGCGGGGTGAGAACCAGCGTCGCGTCCGACACGGCCAGCTCGCCGCCACCGGCGGCCGACGTGTCGTTGTTGTAGCCGAAGGCAATGACCTTCAGGTGCGTCTCCGCCTCCAGGGTGATGACGGTCTGGCCGGCGACCGTGACCGAACGGTCCTTCGTGTCCGGGATGGTCGCGTTGGGCGAAATGGAGCCCTCGCCGGCCTGCCACTCGAACACACCATCGTTGTCGGCGTCGCGCCACAGCGAGAGCTGCGGCTGAGTCTGCTTGTCCGGCGTGGCGGCGGTGACCTTGCGGTCGATCTGGCCGCCCAGGTTGACCAGGTACTTGCCGGCCGGCGCCACCAGGTCAATGGACAGCTTCGTACCGTTGGCGGCGATGGGTCCGCCGATCTTGGCGATGTCGGCCGGGGTGGCGCTGGCGGCGAGGACGGTGGTACGCGTGTCGTTCACCTTCGCCTTGAGGTCGGCGTCCAGGCCGATCTCGTGGACGCTGCCGTTGTAGACGGTCGTGAACCACTGGACCATCCCGGGACCGAGGTTGTCACCGTAGACGGCGCCCTTGCCCAGGTGCCAGTTGGTGACGGCGCCCTTCGCGTTCGGGATGGAGCCGCCGGCGTCGCGGTCCGGCATCGGGACGGCGGTGGCCGAGGCGACACCGCCCCAGCCGATGAGTGCCACGGTGGACATGGCGGCGATACCCCGGGTGATGTTCTTCAGCTTCACTGCTGTTCCCCTCTTGAGGCGCGGCCCGTATGCCGCGCGCGCCGGGGAAATGTAGCACAAGGAAGGGCCCCGGGGCTGGAACCCCGGGGCCCTTCTGCTGATCGGCACCCGCAAGGGGGTCCCAGGTGAAACGGTAGCACAACGCAGAACAGCCCCCCACCGAAGTGGAGGGCTGTCCTATGGGGGTGATTGTGGCGCACGGGGTAGAACACCGCAATCGGTGTCTACGCTACCAACACGAACCGGGACTGCGCCAGTTCGGCGCGTCCCTCCCGCACTCTCTTCCGTTCGGGGCGACTGAGCCCACCCCAGATCCCTTCCTCGTCATTGACCGTGCCCCACTCCAAGCACCATTCGTAGTGGTCACACGACCAGCAGGCTTCCCGCACCGACTGCGACGCGTTCGGTTTCAAGAATTCGTTTCGCTCTTTGCAGGGCGTCGGGACTTTACCGAATTCCGCCGGGTAAGGCACATATAGTTGCGCCTCGTACCTTTCGAGCAACGGATCAATTACCACTTCCCGTTCCCGACAGTTGTTGCAAATGCCGGTCGGGTGCCGGGTCTTTCTTTCGTGACATTCCGGGCAAATGATTTTGTCTCCGGCGTACCGGGTTTTCACATTCGCCGAGCGCCGAATCACGCTTCCTTGACGCGCCGCCCGCGCGTCTTGAGCGTAAAGAGTCGCCACACTCGCCGGCCACGGTGCCTTGCCATCATCCGTACCCCTCGTCTCATCGTCGGGAGGGCGCCCCAGAACCATGCCTGAGGCGCCCTGTGTGCCGATCTGCGGGCCTTACCGCCCCGCCTGGTCCCTCTGGTCACCCCAGCGCCGTCGACAGCGCCAGGCCGATCATAATCAAGAGCAAGATTCCCATCATGAAGTGCCGCCCTTTCCCAATGGCGATAGCGCACGCGGCAGAAATGCCGGTTACCGTGCCCAATAGAATTACACCGGACCAGAATTCACCCGGCGTTAGACCCCTTAGTAGATCCATGTTTCCCGTTGCTTCCTCTTACCCGATATCCCGACGTGAATGCACCGGGAATGCAATTGTGCGCGATTGCAGCAAATGCAGTCTCCAATCGGTGCGCCGTTTCAGCATCAATTTCCGCCGGGATTTCAACGGAAATTACATACGTGCCCGGCGTTGGACCTGTCGCAGACAATTGCCGCTGACCGGTCCAATCATGACAGTTGCCACAATAGCCCTCACGCTCATCATTCGGATTGTGGCTCGTCATGTTGCACCTCGGACAGGTGAAGCTCACGCCGCACCTTCGATACCCCGAGACCGCGCCTTACGGCGCACCTCGGACAACTCCCACGGGGTAGCCTCCCCGCCGGCGCGGCGCACACGGTTCAGTGCCGCCGCCTGCTCCTGCACCGTACGCCGAGCCCGCTTCCGTGCTTCCGTACGCGGAACCTTCCGTGCACGGCTCGCATCCTTCTGTGCGCCCGGCATCATCTTCTTACCCTTGCGCTTGCCCTTGGCCACAGTCTCTTGCCCCTACTGTCATCAACGGCCCCCATTCCGTCTCACCTGTTGCTGTACCGGTGAAACAGAGAAGGGACACGCACCACCCCGTCTTGCGGGTGCGTGTCCCTCTCAACCCCACCGGGGTTCACTTCTTCTTCCGTGCCTTCCACATCCCGTGCAACCCGGCGAGGATCAACCACGTTGCCAGGAACACCACCACGGGATCCGTCATCCCCCGAGATACGTGCTTAGTCCACTGTGACGCGGCGAGCGCGAGCCCGGCACCCAACAGCAGGCACGCGAACCCATGACTCAACGGCGCATTGCCCAGATGACGGCAGCAGTGCCCAGCAGCAGGACGCCCGCAAAGGCCACGTCAGGCCAACTCGTCGCGAGCGCCGTCATCGGCGTTCCTCGTGCTCAGGGTCGTCCCACGACTGCATGTAAAGCACGTGCTCATCAACCTCCGTCTGAGTGCCCTGGAACGGGCACTCCCCGTACGGGCATTTCATCCGCACACCGCCACACGCACCGCGCGCAGATAATCCACGATGAGATCCTTGCCCGCGTCATCGAACGTCAACAGATCCGACACCGCGAACTCGGGCGCACGGCCCCACGCCGGCCGATCAGCCAACGTCGCCAACAGGCGTACCCGGTACTGCTCCCCGGGCGTCATCAACATCATGTGCGCTAGACCCCTGTGCCGACGCGGCGAGTGCTGCCGCCGGATCGATTCCGGGTCGCGCTCGTCCGCGTCGAAGGCGACCACCAGGTCGCGTAGGTGTGCCATCAACGGCATCTCCAGGTCCGCATCCCACATCTCCAGGCGCACCACCAGCCCCCGGAGATCGCTGTGTCGCGCACACAGCCAAGACCCAACTTCGGAGAGTCTCCGAGGAGGCAACTCCGTCACCCTTTCCCCTACCTGCACCGTCACTGACGTTCCTTTCTCCAAGCGGGTCATGCGCCCGCATCTGGCTCCGAGTCAAGCTCCCCGAACGGGTCCGGGAGGACATACCTGGTGTCCCTCCTTCTGATCGTGTGGCAGTGGTTGCACACCTGCACAAGCGTCAACAGACCCAGCCACTCGCACTTCTTTCCGCGATCCTCACAGGACCATCCCACGGTGCAACCCGGGGGGTAGGTGAGTGTCCAGTCCATGTGCGACCGGGGCCGGTGGCGACGCTCAAACCGGAAAGCCTCGTCCCACTGCTCCGGCAGTCGGGCACCGTCCCGAATCGCCGCGTCTAGCGCCGTGAACGTCTCAACCATGTTCATCCCGGCACGGAGCTTGCACGACTCCGCCGTGTCACTCGTCCGGGCGTTTACCACCGGGTCAAGGAACAACCGGCCGAACCCGCGCAACCGACGCACCATCGCGTCAGTCTCGCCGTCACGATGTTTCGACGGCACGCGCCCACTGCTCTCGCTCGACGTCCTGCGCCGACTTCAGAACCGGCCACACGCGCCTAGTGCGCGGCGGCGGGATCGTGTCCGTCACAATCTCGTGCTTCGGACCCTCCCCGTACTTCGGAAGGTGCGAGTCATTCCCCACAACAACCACCCCTTTTCGACCGTTACCGGCGGTATACCGGCACGGAGCAGGAACGTGAGCCCGTCCGCTTCACGTTCCTGCCCCGAACCTGTACATCTACCACACACTGTCACCCTGTGTGAAGGGTCGATCTCAGTTCTGCGCGCCCTCACCGGCCCGTACAACGTCCCGCAACGGCCCGTCCGTGTGCGACCCGTGCCACGACTGGCCGCACCCGCACCAGTGCTTGTGCGCCTTCCCGGAACCGATGCACTGGTGATAGTTCCGCTCGCCCTGCTGATCCGTGGCGACGATCAGCGAGTCACACTGACCCTTCGAAACCGCACGCCGGCCGGCAGCGAACAGATCCTGATCTGTCTGTACCTTCGTCATCAACATCCCCTTTCCCTTGCACTGAGTGTGCAACGCGCCGGACCCCGAGCGTACCCGGGGGCCGGACGCAACATCCTCACTACCAACTCAGTCCATCCATCCGCGACGGCGCGCCTCAGCACGCGTCATCTCGTGCGCCTGCCGTACATCCGCTGTCTTCGTTTTCGTCGGCGGATGCTCCGACTTCCACAGTGCCTGCATGTCCTGCGCGAACTTGTTCGCCCGTTCCCACCCCACAGGACCATGGACCGTCAACGAGTTGCTGGCACTGTCGCGCAGTACCACCACGAACCATCTCCCCGGACGGCCCACTGTCAGACCTCGTCCGCCGTACCGGCGGGCAGGTGCGCCGTGACCCGCGCCTGAGGCGTCACAGCCTGCTTAGCCTCCCGGGTGTTCGCGACCGCCGTCACGCCCTGGATGAACAGCGACTGCGACACCGTCAGGTGCGCCGTGATCCGGCCATCCGCCGTAGCGAACGCGTCGTACCCGAGCCGCTGCATCTCGGCGGCCTGTGCGACCGCCGGACCGACGTTGCCGAACGACTCCGGCCGCAGCAGCTTGACCAGCTCGTGACAGATGTCCGCCTCGCCCCGATCCCACGCGTCCAGCATGTCTTCACGCCGTTCCGCGTCACGCGCCGAACCGTTGTCGAGTTCTTCGATCAGTTCCGCGTTTGACACGCGCTGCGCCTGGATTTCATCGAACCGGGTAAACAGCTCTTCCAACTTGCTCATTGCAACCATCCCCTTATCCCTAGTTCCAGCCTGAACGGCTGACAGAGGGCACGTGCTAGACGTGCCCCCGACCGTCGTTCAGCCTTCGGTTTCGTACTGCACCATGTCCGCCGCCGACACCACGTTGTCCTGCCAGTCGTGCGGTGAGTCCGCGATGTGCACGGTGAACACCTCCGGGTCCGTCGCCATCGCGATGAGTCCCGTTCCCTCGTGGCTGTTGTGGCCCGACACGGCCCGCCACTCAACCGCATCCGCGATCTCTTCCGCGATCACATGACCCAACGGCTTACGCTCCGGCTCGACCGGGCGTGGGTGGTCCGTCACGATGACGTCACCCTCGTTGTCCGCGAACACGAACGCCGAGAACTTGACCGTGGCAACAACCGTGACGATCTTGCACAGGCGCCCGTTCAACACCATGTGTGCGTCGTTGTCCGGGACCTCTACAGCTTCGATGCTCATAGCCCTTACTCCCTCTCCCTATCGACCCGAGTAGGCCGAACGAACGCACGTACAAGACGTGCGCTCGACTGCTCACTCGGTAGGCTGCACCACACGATGCATGAACACCGTGACCCCCGTATCCGGCGCGCCCCACTTCGAACCACGACGGTGCACCAACTCGATCGCAGGGCCCTCCTGGAACGGCCCATGCCGCCTCTCGCCGTCCGCGTACGTACGGATGTTGTCCACGCGTACACGCTCGCCCACATGCTCAACCATGTGGCCTTCCTTCACCTCTGAGAACGTCATGAACGTGACGTCCAGTTTCACTTCCCCCACGGCCCCACCCTTTCTCTCAACCGGCTGATCAGCCGACAGGGGACACAAACCGTTGCTTGTGGCCCCGACTACCGATCAGACGAACTCGATCCCCAATGTCTCAGCCATCCCGGACAGGAAGTCGGCTGCCCACTCATCCACCGTGACCATGTTGTAGCTAGCCACGTCGCCATCCTCCAGCGACGGACATCCGCCGTCCGCCGTGTGCTCGTACGCGGCCTGGAGCGCACGGATCATCAGTTGCAGATCCTGGCCCTTCAGAACCATTGCGTAGCCGCCGCTACCGAGACCCATCGCCGCATCCAGAACGGCGCTGACGCCTTCCTCGCTCATCGCGGTAAAGCTCTGCATCCTACTCACCCCTTATCCCTTAACGATTGCCTTGAGCAACCGAGCGAACGGGCAGCCCGAAGGCTGCACGCTCGACTGTGGCTCAAACCAACGGAACACCATGCGGTGCACCGCGATCTACATCACCCTCGCAGTACGTGATCAGGTCACCGTTCGGGGCCCGAAGCACGTAGTAGATGGGCGACTCCGACCACGCCATCTGCCACCCCGCCGCGTACAGGGCGCCCAGCACCGACCGGTCACCACCGGACCCAGCGAAGAACCCCTCACCGGACCCGGCATGCCACTGGCCGTTCCGCTCACGCGACAGGATCCGCATCACGTCATCCGCCGACTTCGCAGACTTCAGCTCGTCCACCTGCGCATTGACCATGTCCCAAATATCCATCGTTCTCCCCTTTCCCTACAGTTGCGTTGAGCAACCGAGCGAACGGACAACCCGAAGGTTGCACGCTCGACTGTGGCTCACACACCATCCAACACGGCGCCGCCGTACCTCACCCCAGCCGCGCCGTCACCACACCCCTCACACGCCGGGCCATCCTGCCAGCCTCGATGCTCACCCGTGATCATGTTCGCCAGATCCACCGGCGACCACAGAGCTTCCATCCGCTCACGGTGAAACCCGGTCTCATCCACGTTGCCACACACCAACGTGCCACCGGCAACAACCGTGACACAGTCACCACACAGCAACACCTTCACCTTGACGCCCATCATGCTCACCTCACCATAGAATTCGCTGCGTCCTTTTCCAGGATGTACGCCGTGAACCGGTCGCCACACTCGCTGGAACCGCACCCGTCGCACTCGCAGTCCTCGTGGAAGAACCCACGGGACTCACCGCCGAGACACATGTTGGCCAGATCCGCCGTGTCGTGGCGCGCTTCGATCCGCTCGCCATGCTCGCCGGTGACATCCATCCCGTCACCATCGAACACCGTCCCGTTCGACAGGAACGTCAGACAGTCCGTGCACACCAACAGGTCAGCCTTAACCCGCATCACCATCTAGACCCCAACCTCTCCCTATCCCTTCAGCCTGAGTGGCTGACAGGTGCCACAGGTGGTTGCCTGTGACACCGACCACGACTCAGTTCTCCTGGTTGTACAGGTCGTGCGTGTAGCAGTGCCACCCCGCAGACGACGACGTAGGGTCGAAACCCTTGCATTCCTTGTGGTCCCGCCACGTCGCTTGCTGACTGCCGTACTGGCCCCACTCCGCCAACATCACGATGTGCGCCATCCACGACGCGTCACGCTCGTCCGGGTTCTCGCTGGTCTGCTGCACCAGACCGGCCAGCTTGTCAGCATCCCACCCCGCGTAGTACGCCATGCACGCTTCCACAGCCTCCGGCGCGGCCTTGTACACGCCACGCTCCGAAACCCACTGAATCAAGTTCTCAGCCATGATCGTTGCTCCCTCTCCCTATCGGTCCTGAGTGACCGATCCAACGGACCCCTGCGGGGGTCCGCTCGACTGTGACTCAGTCCACGACGTACACGCCTGACGCATCCCGGTAGAAACCAGCCTCGCCGTGTGTCACCGCAGACGAAAACGGCGAACCATCCTCGTTCAGGATCTGCGCACCGTCCGCCAGCACCTTCACCGGTCGCACCTGATCAGAGACGCGCATGAACATGCACACCTCAGACCATGGCAGCTTTACCGAAACGACCTCACCGACACTCACGTAACGCTTGCCCATGACACTCACTCCCTCTCCCTAAGCGCACTCAGCGTGCAAGGCACGGGCCCACGAATGGGCCCGACCCAACAGGCTCAGAACGACAGCAGCTTGCCCAACTGGCCCGAGAACGCCATCAGCCCCGGCAACTCGCGCACCTTCCCCGCGAACGTGTGAACCGGCACACCACCGTCACCCGCCACGAACCGGACCACATCCAACGCGGCGTGACCCCCGCCGTTGATCACCCGCACGAACGAGTACGTCACACCGTTGATCTCACGGTTCCAACGCGTCATGTGGAAACCCTCCGAAACCGACTCGCGGAACTCCTCACGCGCACCAATCACCATGTCCTGCATCCCAACCACTCCCTCATCCCTAAGCAACCACTCAGCTTTGAGTAGCTGACAGAGCGGCCCGCAGGCCGCTCGACCGTCACTCAACGCTCCGCGTACTCCTCCGCCAACGCATCCAGGTACGCCTGGTACGTCACGAAATCCGCACGCCGGATCTGAGACCCGTCCACCCTGGTGACCACCAGGGCGTCAATGCCGTGCTCATCACGCTCATAGATGTCAACGCTCACTCCAACCACTCCCCATCATCGAACACGCCGGACCGTATTCCGGCGTGCACCACCACAGGGGTAGCTCTCGTCAGCGGGAGCACAACAGCGGGAAACCGTGTGCTCCCAGCTAGGTCCTCGGATCAGTCGTACTTCAGGCCACACACGGGAGGGACGCGCCTTACGGCCTTTCCCTGCTACTCACGTGCGCTCCTACGGGGGACTCTCGCCATACCCGAACTGTCCACACTTGCTAGCTCCACTATTCAGTTAGCCGCCCGACCGTTGCCATCAGCAACAACCAGAGACCCTAGCGAGCTGACCCTCAGTGGGTCGGCTCCGTCGTGCAAGGAAGAGACTGCCCCGCCACGCCACCAATGCAACTATCGACCAGCACGAAGTTATCAACCCGTTATCAAACCGTGACCGGATCACGCGTACGGCGTTACCTTCAGGCCGTCACTGCATACCCCCCCACCGTATACAAGCGTGTTGGCCAAAGGGCCACTGTTGAGCGCTCAACCACACCCACGGGGTGCATGGTCGTTGCTTGATGCCCCTACATAGGGGCCATGCGCAACCAATGTGGTTGCCTCGGGCCCATAGGTGATGGGCACATGGCGTTTTGTTGTGCCAGCACGCTCTCAACCGCATGGTTGACGCGTCCACTCTTGCCAGCGGCAACTGTTTCTCTTGCCCTCAGCAACTGTATTCGTTGCTGCATGCAACATCGAACGTGTGTTCGATTGACCCGCATTTTTAACTCAGCCGGCTCCTCCTCCTCTGACTCTGGTTGCGGGTGCGTGGTTAATTGGGTACCGGGGCCAGGTAGGTTTTGCGTGTCCCGTTATCTGATTGTTATATATGGGTGTTTGTGCAGGTCAGGGGGCACTTGTTGCTTCCGGCAACGGTGGTTGGAGGGGTGAACGGGGGTGAGTTCACCCCTTATACATAATGGGAACCCCCTCCGAGTGACTAACGAGGAGTCCCTGCTGGTGTAGGTGACTACCGAACCAGCCAAGTAAGCCGGCCCTTTGGGGGGCCGGTACGTACGTAAGAAGCCGGCCTGTAGGGGCCGGCCTTACGGGGCACCTTCGAAGGTGCCCTCTTGGAGCGCGCTTCGAAGCGCGCTCCCTTGCGTTCCTGTTTTTGTTCGCCGGCGTCCTCAGGGACTGCCGGCGTTTTTGCTGAGGGGGGCCTGGCCCCGTGGGTGGCGGGCCCCCTCTCGGATATCCCTGGTAGCCCCCTAGGGCTGGACCCTATGGAGGTTGGCTGTGCCCGGTAGTCCGATTTCGTCTCGGGGTATTAACCCGATGAGTGGTAAGTCGGCTCGGGGTGGCGTTTCGGCTGGTACCCGGAAGTTCACTCCGGAGCAGGCTAAGAAGGCGTTCACTGACTACATCGGTCTCGGCTACAACGTGCAGGCCGCTATCGAGCGCGTGGGGCGCTCGCGTAAGGCGTACGAGTACTGGCGCAAGAACGACCCGGAGTTCCGGGCTGCCGTGGATACGATCATGGCTACCCGGAAGATTGACACGAACACTCGTGACGAGAACCGGGCGAAGTGGCGCCGCATGGGTTTCGAGGCGTGGCGTGAGAAGTATCTGCGGTCACGGACGTTCGCGCACCAGATGCAGTGGATTGACCTGTTGGAGGGGAAGGATCCTCGGGACCTTCACCAGAACCAGGTGTATGAGCAGGGCCGGCGTAACAAGCTGGTGATCAACTGTCCCCCAAACCACGGCAAGACGACCGTGGTCACCATGGACTATGTCACCTATCTGATCTGTATCAACCCGGCTGTGAAGATCGCCATTATCTCGAAGACGTCGGATATGGCTGAAGACATGGTGTACGGCGTCAAGACCCGTTTGACGCACCCCGATAACCACGAGCTTATCCGCGACTTTGCCCCTGAAGGGGGTTTTCTGGCTACTGCCGACGAGTGGTCGGCGGCACGTATTCGGCTCGCGTCCTCGGATCGAGACCCGTCTGATAAGGACCCCACATTGCAGGGGTTGGGTCTCGGCAGTCAGGTGTACGGCAAGCGCCTTGACCGGGTGTTTGTTGATGACGCTGTTGACGGAGAGAACGCGGCAGGCTGGGCTAAGCAGATGCGATGGTTGCAGGTTGAGGTTTCCTCCCGCCCTGGCGCCTCCGGCGTTGTGTGCGTAATCGGCACACGCATCTCCCCAGCCGATCTTTATTGGCAGCTCAGAAACCCTGAGAATTTCCAGAGTGGTAAGTCGCCGTGGACGTATCTGTCTCAGCCGGCGGTGCTGGATGACACTGGTGCGCGGGATGGCTGGGTGACGTTGTGGCCTCGGGCCACCACTAGTTGGTACTCGGACAATGATGACTGCTGGTGCGAGACCGATGATTGTCGCCACGGCGACGAGGATGGGCTGTTTCCACGTTGGGATGGGCTGCACATCGGTGCAGTGAAGGACGACCTTGACGCTAACGTCTGGTTGCAGGCGTATATGCAGCAAGAGGTCGGGGGTAACGCGGCGTTCCCGTCTTACGGAATCTCAGAGGCAACGAATGACGGCCGCCGGGCCGGCCGTGTGGGCGGGATGTACTCGGTCCCGGACGATGTGTATGTGATCGGGTCGGTTGACCCGGCCACGTCAGGGCATGCCGGCATCATCGTGGGCGCTATTCAGCGTGAATCGAATAAGCGTTTCCTGTATGACGCCTGGAACATCAACCATCCGACCCCGGAAGAGTTGAAGAACCGTATCAAGGCGATCACCATGGAGTACGGGGTGAACGAGTGGCGGATCGAGAAGACCGGTCTGCTCACGATGTTCACTCAGGATTTCGAGTTGAACCAGTGGTTGAACGCTCGCGGCGTACGTCTCACTCCGCACTACACCGGCAAGAACAAGTTCGATGTCAACTTCGGAGTGGCATCGATGAGTCCGCTGTTCGGTGTGTGGCAGGACATGGAAGACGGCACTCACAAGTGCATTTCGCCGCCGTTGATCGAACTGCCGCGTATGGACAACGACGGGCTGCGTGCTTTGAAGCAGCAGCTAACTATCTGGACTCCTGAGCTGGACCCTAAGAAGACACCGTGCGACATGGTTATGGCGCTCTGGTTCTTCGAGGTGGGCGCCCGGGACAAGACAAAGCTCATGACATTGACGCCGCCTCGCCGCTTCGGCGGTTTGGTGTCGCCGCAAGAGAGGGCGAGGGCGGCTGTGTTTCGCTTGGATGATTACCGGACGGGTACATGATCACCACTCAGCAGATTATCGCGAATATCGATATCGCGCGTAAGAAGTCTGCTGGTCGCCGCGAAAAGATGTACCAGGTTAAGGCGATCCGTGAGGGTCGCTGGGACGAAGTTCAGATGGGCATGTTCCCGGCTGAGGTCCCTGAACCTATGGTCGCGAACTTTATCGACGTGGCGGCCCGCAGCGCCGCCGAGGCTATCGCGCCTCTCCCCACCTTCACCTGCGCCAACCCGAACATGAACACGGACGCCGCGCGTAAGAGCGCGGACCGGCGCACGAAGATCATCAATCACTATGTCACTCACTCCCGGCTGGGCAACCAGAACATTCTGGCGGCAGACCACTTGGAGTCGTACGGATTCACGGCCTTCGTTGTAGACCCAGACTACGATGCTAAGGCGCCGTGTATCTATGTTGAGTCCGCATTGGATTCGTACTATGCCCTGAACCGTCGAGGCGAAACCGTGTGGTTCGCCAAGTGTTATCGGCGTACGGTGCAGGAGCTTATCTGGGAATACCCGGAACACTTTGAGACTTTCACGGCGCTGAAGGAGCGCCGGCAGGAAGACATCGAGATCATCCGGTATTACGACAAGGACTATGACTATGTCCTTGTTCCGCAGGTTGGGCTTGTGCTGCACTCCATGGAAAACCCGATTAAGCGGTGCCGGGTTGTCGTCGTTGAGCGTCCCCGTACTGGGGACAACACTCGCGGCGCCTTTGATGACCTGGTGTGGGTGCAGATGGCCCGCGCGAAGATGGCGATGTACACGATGCGTATCGCGTCGGATATCGCTAACGCGCCGACCGCTATTCCGCTGGATGCGCAGGAGGTTCAGTTCGGGCCGAATGCGCAGATCCGCACCGACCAGCCACAGAATGTGCGCAAGGTCGACATGTCTGTCCCGAACCAGCCTTTCGTTGAGCTACAGAACATGGCGAACGAGCTGCGTATCGGGTCGCGTCACCCTGAGGGGCGTGACGGCGATATGGATGCGTCGATTATCACCGGCAAGGGCGTCCAGGCGCTCATGGCCGGCTACGACTCGCGCATCAAGACATTGCAGGGACGCATTGCGTCCGGCCTGACCGATGTTGCTGCAATCTGCTTTGAACTGGATGAAGCGCTGTGGCCCAGTGTGGAGAAGTCCATTCGTGGCCTGGAGGACGGCGCCCCGTTTGAGGTGAAGTATCGCCCGTCTCGTGACATTGCCGGCGACTACACCTGTTCAGTCTCGTACGGCCTGACGGCCGGCCTTGACCCCAACCGTTCCCTGGTGTTTCTGCTCCAGGGGCTCACGTCAGGCGTGTTCTCTGTGGACACCGTTCAGCGGCAGATGCCGTTCGAACTGGACGTGGTTGGTGAACAGAAGCGCATCAATGTCGAGCAGATCCGTAACTCGCTTTTGGCGAGTATCGCAATGCTTCCTCAGGCTATCCCTGCGATGGCTATGCAGGGCGGCGATCCTACCGAGTTGGTTCAGAAGGTCAACAAGGTGATCGTCAAGTTGCAGAAGGGCGCCTCTATTGAGGATGCCGTCGCGGCGGCGTTCCCGCCACCCCCACCGCCACCGCAGCAATCACCTGAAGAATTGGCGGCAGCCGGCGGGGGAGCACCTCAGGATCCGATGGCGGCCCTTATGGGCGGCCAGGCCGGGGGCGCTGAGGGCGCACCGATGACGGGTTCTTTGGGCCCGGCTGAGCAACTGATTCAAAGCATCGCGGGCACCGGCCCTACCGGTAACCCGAATCTGTCCATGTCCACGCGTACAACTCGACCGGTCTGAGGGGCGTAAGTGTCTTTTCCTAGCGACCTCACCACCCGAACTGTCTACCTGGATTATCAGGATTTGGCGGGTTCGGGTGTCACCGGAACTGTTTACGTCACTCTCCCGGAAGAGATCATTGCAGCCAACGGGCTGACTTTGATTGAGGGAGTTATCCCGGTCACGCTGTCTGCGGGCGGCTGGACTCTGGACCTGCCTGTCAACGATGACAGTGACTGGTTGTCGCAGGGGTTCACGTACCTGCTTGAAGAGAAGTTGCTGACGTCAACGGGTTCCTATTGGACCCGTGGCCAGTGGGCTTTCGAAGTCCCCTCGGGTGACGGGTCGCCCCTGAACCTGGGGGTACTGGCGCCGATCCCTTCGTCCGCCGGCTACGTCCGCGTCCCGGGTCCTCCGGGACCTGCGGGTCCTCCGGGGCCTACTGGTCCTGGTGGCGGTGACGCGGGTCCTGCCGGGCCTGCGGGCCCCGCTGGACCCGCTGGCGCGCAAGGTATCCAGGGGATCCAAGGTATCCCTGGTGTTGCCGGCCCGACTGGCAACACGGGACCTACGGGGCCCGCAGGTGCCACCGGTCCTGCCGGCGCAGCATCCACCATACCTGGACCTCAGGGCCCTGCCGGGCCTGCCGGTCCACCGGCGGACCCTTCCCTGTTGCAGACGTGGCAGATCATGCCCGCCGGCGCGGCCGGCTTCGTGCGCCGCAACGAGACGACCGGTTGGCCGGCGCGTCCTACTGCCCGCGCGGATGTCATGTTCACCGGTTACGGCACGGTCGAGATCCCATACACGGGCCCCGGCGCCTACATTCAGAACCATGACCGGTGGGTTGATGTCGCGGACGTACCGGCCGGCGAGGGTGTCATTGAGTGGGGGTTCTACACGAACCGTCCCACGGCCGACAACCCCACCAACTGGGCGCTGACCGCCAGCGTCATGAACGGCACTATTCGCCGTTCGTTTAGCTCGACGCTGCCCGCGAACTTCTCTAGCCATTCGGCGGCCGGTGACGCGGCAGTCGGCGCAAACAGCATGCTGTCCGTTAAGCCTCCGGGTAACGACTGGACTGGTATGGCTGCCGGCGCCTACGACTCTTTGATCACGTCGTTCTGTGCGTCCTGCCCTGACGGCGTGTATGTCATCCTCTTCCATGAACCGGAAGACGATATGACCGGTCCTGAATTTGTCGCGATGTTCGACCAGTTCTACCAGGTCGGCAAGACCGCTAACCCGGATATCAAGATCGGGTATGCCGCGATGGAGTACCAGTGGGATCTACGGTTCTCCCAGAAGGCCGCTAACCCGGACGACTGGATGCCGCAGGATATCGATTTTCTCGGTATCGACGTTTACGCGGAAGACTGGAAGGCCGGACATCCTCCGATCGCGGTACAGAACCTGCAAGGGTTCTCCCGCTGGTATGCGTGGGCGGCATCGAAGGGTATCCCGCTGGTTATCACCGAGGTCGCCATCCCGTTGACGCGCCGCACAGGCAACGACCCCTATACCGGTCCGATCGCGGGCTCGTACACGGATCAGGAACGTGCAACGTGGATCACGAACGCCTTGAACTGGTTCAAGTCAACCGGCAAGTTCGAGGCGGTGATGTGGTGGAACGGCGACCAGTTCTCTTATGTGGACGCTATCGCCTCCAACACGGCCCCGCACGATTCGCCCCTGGCGCTTGCGGCCTGGAATGCCGGCACGACTACGCAGGACCCGGGTCCAACGGGTCTCGCTAACGGCCAGTCGGCTAACGCTAACTCTGGTGTATCCAACGTTGTCACTCAAAGTGTGACGCTCCCGTCGATTCAGACCAACGATTTCGTGTTGGCTGTCTGTCAGTGGAACGCGGCACTTACCTCTACCCCGACGTTTACGGCAGGCTGGACCCTGCTGGGTCTGGTGAATGGTGGCACTACGTCCACGGCGGTCCTTTACAAGATCGGCGCGGGTACGGACACCGGCGCGACGTTTAACGCGTCGTGGGCGACGCCGACGACTTTGCGTTGCGCTATCCAGGTTCACACGTGGCACGGCGCTAACCCAACTTCTTCGGTGAACGCGTTCGCATCGAACCTGTTGTCGTCTAGTACGGTCACTCACGTGATGCCGAATGTTAGCGCGACTGTCGATGACTGTTGGGTGATCAACATTCTCGCGGCGAAGGAATCGGCGTTGACGGCGGTAACGCCGGGCGCCGGCCGAGTCGAACGGGACTTGTTTATCCAGGGCGGTACGGGCACGAACATGATCGGTATCTGGGACTCTGATGGTGTGGTCGCGGCTGGTGCTATCACTGGCGGCACGTTCACTTCGGATGTTGCGATGGCCGCCGGTTCCCGGTGGTCGATTGTGGTTGCCCCAGCAACAACGTAAGCAGTAGCCCGGAATAGCGGACGCGTTATTCCGGGCTCGTATCGTGGTAGCTCAACTGGTAGAGCACCGGTCTCCAAAACCGGGGGTTGTAGGTTCGAGTCCTGCCCACTTTGCCAATACGACCGGTTCCGCTTGAAAGAGTCCAGGGCCGGTCTCATGCCGACTAGCTCAATTAGGTAGAGCAGCGCCCTGTTAAGGCGACGGTTCCAGGTTCGAATCCTGGGTGGGCAGCGGTGGTTGAGGACCGGCGAAGACCTTTCGAGGGTGGTTCTGGTATCCAATCCTGAGCGGGTTCGACTCCCGCCCCTCAACCATTCCAACGCGGGATAGAACAGCGGTAGTTTGCCGGGCTCATAACCCGGAGGTCGTGGGTTCGAATCCCACTCCCGCTACATGAACCCAAATGGATATGGATTTCTGGTCGGTGCCGCGTGCCTCGTGGTGATCATCGCGGGGATTCTGTGGATCGCGAAGCTTATCTAAGGAAGGTATTACATGCCTAAGAACGTAGGCCGCTACGAGCAGGGGAACTCCAAGCAGCTCCCCGAGTTTGGCGACCACTCGAAGGGTGACAAGACCCCGACGAAGGCGGGGCCGGCGGGGCCGGTTCCGCGCAACCAGCTCCCGGTCCGGGACAACGGCAACACCGTGGGAAACAACGACGGGCACAAGGCCCACTAGTTCTGGAGGGCGAACATGGATTACCTGGACGATGACGAGGTCGAAGACCAGTCCGCACAGGCCCGCAAGTTTCACGTGGTGTTCCTGTTCGCGCACCTGTTCGCGTTCCTCGCCAACATTTGTATGGCGTGGCGGGTTCTGTTCGCGTGTCTCGCTGACGTGTTCGGTGAACACAATGCGCACGTAACGAACAAGGATCTGTTTGAGGCTGAGGCCGGCTCAGAAATTGAGCGGCTGGTAAAGGGTGAGGTTGATGGCTGATGGTCGCGCAAACAATGGCGGGTACCGTAGGCCGGCTAACCCAGCCGCCGTGTCTGGTCCTGGCGCGTTGAGCCAGCGCACTGACGGTGGCCCTGGCGCGAAGGCTGCTGCGGTGAAGCTGCCGGACGCGGGCTACGGCGAGCAGAAGCAGTTCCAGGAAATCCAGTCGGGTGCACCTATCGGTAAGGCTGGAGCCACCCCTAGTGGCCCTGGGCCGGGAGCACCGCCCTCTACCCCTCCTCCACCTCTGGACTCCCCTACGGGACAGCCTGGGCAGCCTGTGACGCATGGCGCTAACGCCGGCGACGGACCCGGGCAAGAGGTGTTGGGACTGTTTGATCCCGGCAGTATGGCAGCGAACGACATTTCGTATCTGCTGCGTTATCTGCCGCAACTCCAGTATCAGGTTGATATGACGCCGGATGCGCCTCGTTCGACAGTGGCGCTAGTGCGCTATCTGAGAAGTCAGGCATAAAACGTGGGATTCCTGGATCAGCTCAAGGAAACTCTCCAGGACACTGGGTGGTTTGTCGGCGCCCCTGTGGCGACCGCATTCGACATGGCGCGGGTGCCTTTCGATGACGACCTCACGTTCGGTAAGGCGCTCACCACTGGTATCAACCGTGGCACCCAGTTGTTTCTGGGTGACAATGCCGGCACTCCGGAAGACAAGTCTGATGATGTAGAGAATGCGTTCTCTCCTGGTGTCAAGAAGACTCTTGACGGCCTGGAGTGGATCTACGACAACGCTATCGCTCAGCCGATCAACACGGGCAACATCACGCAGCAGCGTGTAGCGAGTGATGTCCTGAACGCTTTCGGTGTTCCGGGTGCCGAGGACGACGGCGTGTCACCGCTCGACATCGGGTCGGCATGGAAGCGCGCTGACGAAAAGACCGGTGGATATGCCGGCAAGGGCACGTCTATCGGCCGGGAATCCACATACATGTGGCTGTCATTCCTGGGCAACTCGATGGGTTTGAGCGACGAAGGTCAGCGGCAACTCGACGAACAAAGCAAGGCATTCGACGTGCAGTCCGGCGTCGTGGACGCTACCGCCCGGTGGTTTATCGACCCGACGATCGTCCTGGGTAAGGCGTCGAAGGCGCTGAAGTTCACCGCGTTCATTCGCGGCGTGAAGGACACGAAGGCGCTGGATAAGGCGCTGAATGAGGAGAAGGCCGCTGGCGGCGTGTTCTCTTCGTTCGGTGATCGCCTGGAGAAGGCGAACGATTTCAACATGGGCGTGGACATTGGCCAGCCACGTACCGCTGCCGAGATCTACGCCGCGAACCCTGGTTTGCAGGCGGCCGGCGGTGACGGTTGGCAGATCGCGCAGTCGATGGAGTCGGCGTCGCGCGCCCTCCACAAGGCCGGCGCTGAGCCGGATGTTATCCGGGAACAGGGCAAGCTGATTTCGCTGGCTGGTCTCGGTGACCCGAATGCGCTCAAGTCGCTTGATGACAATGTCATCGAAGCTAAGGACGCGATGGCGGCGTTCCGTTCACAGCGGAACGACCTGGCGACCGCGCGCGACTGGGCTTTGCATGGCGGCACCATCGGACGCGAACAGGCCGCGAACACGGCTAAGGGTTTCGTTGACGATGTTGTGTCGCGGGGCGAGGACTATTACCAGTCCGACGAATTCCTGAACATGACGAACGAGCGCCTGAAGGCGGTGACGGCACAGTTCCGTGCCGCACAACAAGAGGCGGCCCGAACCGAGAAGCTTCACAACCTGTTCACTGGCGAGGACACTCTCCAGGGAACCCTGTCGAAGTATCCGCTGTTGGCGTCCCCGGGGTTCGCCCCGTTGGGTCGGGTGTCGAACACGAAGGCGATGGCTCGCCGTGCCGCGAAGGAAACCGGTGTGCCGCGCACGCCGGCGCGACTGGATTTCATTTTCCAGTCGTCGGCGTTCAACAAGGCTGTCCGTGTCGGTGTCCCTATTTCGCGGTTCGCCGCGCCGCACCTGTATTACGGTGCGAAGGCTGTCCGCATGTTCAACCAGACTCAGGCGCCGCGTGTCATCGAGTTCCATGACGACAACGCACCGCTTGCCCTGAACAACTTCCTGAAGCATTCGGCTGTCACCCCGGAGACCCGGGAGCAGCTCGTCACCGACATGGCTGCGGCCCGCACTGAGGGCACGAAGCGGATCGTTGTCGAGAAGGCTGTGACGCACGCTCAGGCGTCGCTGATCCGGAAGTACATGGAGGAGCACCCGAACTTCACCGAGGCCACTGCGCAGACTGTGATTGCCGAGCAGGCTAAGCAGATCCAGCGGGAGGCCGGCCGGATCGGGGTACAGACTCGCAAGTTCACTGCCCATAAGAAGGATGACGGCACCCCGGGTGACGTCACTGTCGACGATGACGGTGTGCGCTATTCGCCGCTGTTGGACACCCAGCTTGAGAACCGGATGGTTCTCCCGGATCTGCGGGTGTTCACGAAGGTGTTGGATCGCCATTCGGGTTGGTTGAACGACATGGCGGAATGGGCTCAGGGCAACAAGGCCCCGGACCAGGGTCGCGTCAAGGATCTTGCTGCGAAGTTCTTTCAGCACAAGATCGGTGACAACCCGCTGAAGGCTGAGAAGCTGGAGCAGACTGCACGGAACACCATCGATCGCCGGTGGCGTGCCGACCAGTTCATTGACACCGGCTTGTCTGGGATGACGAAGTTTTGGAAGGGCGCGGTTCTGCTGCGCCCGGCGTACCCGATGCGGGTTCTCGCGGACTCGGACATGCGCGCTATTGCTGTGCTCGGTCCGGCGGCGTTCACCCAGAACGTGATGCCGCGTGCCGCCGGGTTCCTCACCTTGGGTGCCGCTTCCCGCGCCAAGACTCACTTTGCTGCACAGGCAGACGAGTTGCGCCTGGTGAAGGCCCGTGCCGACTTGGAAGCCTACGACGACATGGTTGCCGCCGGCGAGCAGGCGATCCCTGCGGGGGCTGCCGAGACCGCCGAGATGCTGCGTACTCAGGCGGGCGAGATCGAGTCTCGACTGCGCCAGTACCGTCTGGGTGGGCGTGCCGGCAGGACTGCCGCGTACGGCCGGTTCGGTGAGGTAGGTCAGAAGGACATCGAAACCATCATGGGGAAGATCCCTGGTGCTTTCGCTGACGACTACGGCAAGACGCAGCGCTACATCGCGTCGTCCAAGACGACGGCCGGCATGATGGGCGACGCCCAGAAGCTTGCCCTAGCGAACGTCATGTCTGAGAACTGGACGTCTCTCACGTCGGCTGACGCCGGCCACATGGAGTCGTGGCTGCACGCTATCAACGCACAGTTGAAGCAGTCCGAGTTGGGCAAGCAGGCGTTGAAGTACCAGCTTCAGAACGGCGACGACCCGGAGCGGGCCGTCGCTCTACTGAAGCAGTGGATGCGCAACTCCAGCGCCGGCCGGGAGATCAAGGCCCGGATGGCGTGGGACACGGCGAACAGTGACGCGCACGCGCGCGAGATCGTTGGTTACGTCAACCACTATCTGCCTACCCCGGAGCTGCGGGCGAAGGCCGGCGAGGGGAACATTTCTCGCGCCGACCTGGAGGGCGGGTTCCCGGATCCCCTGGACCGTCCCCCGGTCCACGGGCAGGCGCTCGCACGCGCCACGGGACGTGGCTCGACCGCCGGCAAGATGATCAACGACTGGTTCAACCGGGCCATGAAGTGGCTCAGTGACGCCCCAGAGGATCAGCTCGCCCGGCACCCGATGTACGCGGCGGTGTATGAGCAGGAGGCCCGCAGGGCTGCCGAGTTCATTCAAGCCGATCCGCGTATCCAGGATGTATCTCTGGACCAGGTTCACACCATGATCCAGAAGCGTGCCCACAAGAAGGCTCAGCAGTCCCTGAAGACGTACATGTTCGACGTTGCTGCCCAGTCTGACCTGTCGCATGCACTGCGGTTCTACTCGCCGTTTATCGCGGCCTGGGAGGACACGATCCGGAAGTGGTCGCGGATCGCCTCCGACAAGCCTGACATTGTCGGCAAGGGCTACCTTACATGGAACGCCCCCAACGACATGGGTCTCGTTGTAGACGAGAACGGTAACAAGGTCGAGTCGGACGACTTCGATGACAAGACGTACATGTTGCTCCAGGCACCTTCCTGGGCGCCGGGTATCGGCGGGGAACCGTTGAAGATCGGTGACACCCAGTTCCGGATCCCGAAGCAGGTTGTCAACATCATCCTCCAGGGCGGGTTGCAGCCCGGGTTCGGTCCTTTGGTTGCGGTCCCCACTGGGGCCCTCCAGGTCGCTAACCCGGAGCTGGATGACTTCGCGAAGTTCATCAACCCGTACGGCCCACCGGAGTCGGTGTGGGATGCCGTTGCCCCGAGCACCCTTAAGCGGGTGACGGAACAGGTCAACGACCAGTCCCGTGCACACATGCAGGACACGTATCGGATCTACATGCAGGATCTCGTGGACTACAGGCTGGATCCTGAAAAGTTCGATGGTAAGGCCCCAACCTGGGAGTCGGCTGCCAGCAAGGCTAAGACGATGGGTCTGTTGAAGATCGCGAACAACTTCGCGAACCCGTTCCCGGCGATTTTCGATTCGAAGTACAAGATGTACCAGGACGGCTATCGGACCCTGCTGGAGCAGGAACGTACCGAGGATCACCCGCGCGGTTGGGCGGATGACAAGTTCATGGAGATGTATGGGCAGACGTTCTTTCCGCTCGTCCAAAGCATGTCGAAGAACAACTCCGGTCTTGGATCGTCAGCGGAAGCAGTTGACGCGGCGAAGAAGTACAAGGCGGAGATCGCGAAGTACGGAATTGATGCCTCCGGCAACTCCGACAAGACCCTTATCCGACTGATTGTCGGCGACGAGGGCGAGGGTGCGTTTAACCAGTCGGCTCACCGTTGGCAGGAGACGCGGGAGATTTCGCCGGCGTCCGGGTTGACGTTCCGGGACTACGCGAATTCGCAGGAGGCTGCGGCTGATGCCGACGCCGGTCTCGGTTGGTGGCGTTTCCAGAAGGCCACCTCAACGTGGGATGCGATGGCGAACCAGAAGGGTCTCAACTCGTATCTGGAGGATGAAGAGCTTGTGCAGACGCGCAAGGATTTCATCGACCAGTTGAAGGCTGAGAACCCGGCGTGGCGCCAGGACTACGAGTCGATGGATCCAGGGAAGTTTACGCGGAATCTTGAGCAGTTGGCTGAGGTTGCCCAGAGCGACAAGTTTGGTGTGGAGCGCACCGATATGGCTGGCGTGCGCCAGTACCTGGTGATGCGTCAGGCCCTTGAGCAGCAGCTCCAGGAATACGGGATCTCTGCGGGATCTCAGGATGCGTTGCCGTTTAAGCAGCAGTTCACGGAAATGGTGATGGGGATGGTGGGTCAGAACACGAAGTTTTCTGAGTGGGCGTTCCATCCGTTCCTTGAGCGTGATCCTCTGCTGGTTCCGACCACGCCGGTGCCTTCGGCAACGACCGTTGATGCACAGACGCAGTTCGGGATTAGCTGATGGCGACTCGTAAGAAGCCTGTTCGCCGGCCCGCTAAGAAGGCGCCGGCGAAGAAGACGAACAGCAAGATCGGTGAGGCGCAGAAGGCAACGAACGAGGTGCGCAAGGAACGGGATTCCTTGCGTGCCCAGTCCGCTTCTGAGCATCGGAAGCTTGCGGCACAGAAGAAGACTGACCCCAACCCGAAGCTTCAGCCTCGCACTGATACGCCAATGGCGAACTCGGGGCGGGGCGTAGACCAGGACAAGGTTGCCGAGCGAGACAACATCGCCGGCAAGTCGATGTCTGAGGCGGCGGCCAAGATCGCTGGTCTCGCGGCGCCCGTCATGGAGAGCATGCAGGCTAAGGCCCGCACTGAGAAGAAGGCTCTCTCGAACCCTGCACTGTATGGGGTTACGAACAAGAACCGTGCAGCGAAGCTCACTGAGCTGATGCAGGCTCAGCAGGAACAGCAGAACCAGGCCGTGAAGAAGTCTGGTGACGCAGTGTTCATGGGTCAGAAGAAGCTGAAGATCCGGAACACGGGGCAGGCCCGTTACGACGACGGCAACAGCAACCCAGACAACACGACTACCGAGGCCGGCCCTGACGACATTCTCACGAAGCAGGAACTGTTGTCGTGGCTGGCGGATGACGCGAAGGTTGCCGAGATTAAGCGTGTAGCGAACCAGGCAGGTATCGCGGTCGAGTCGTATGACGACATTGCGAAGCTGTGGGGTTCTGTGGTGGACATGGCCGCGTCGTCGTATTCGTTCGCGGGTAAGAAGGTGACCCCGTGGTCGATCATTCAACTGCGCGGCAAGTACATGGGCGCGGACGGTAAGCCGACCTCTAAGACTACGACGTCGACGTCTATTGACGAGATGGCGCCGGAGCAGGCTCGGTTGATGTTCGAGCGTACAGCGTCGGACATGTTGGGGCGTTCGGCAACTAAGGCCGAGATTGATGACTTTATCGCGAAGGCTCAGACGATCGCTAAGGCGAACCCTGCTGTAACGAAGACGACTCAGCAGATCGGGTTCGACGGGAACGTCACGTCTCAGTCGTCCACGACGACTGGTGGCGCTGAGGCTGTGAACGCTAAGGCGACGGTTGCGGCGATGGATGCCGCGAAGCAGTCCGAGGATTACGCGTCCTATCAGGCTGCCGGCAACTACTTCCCGATGCTCTTTGAAGCACTCAACAGTCCTGTGTAACGGAGGAACGTATGCCTAGTTTCTCCGCTGAGCAGCGCGCTAACGCTGCCGTGATTGCCCGGGTCGGGCGTTCCCTCGGGGCGTCCTCCCGGGACATCCTGATCGGGATCATGACCGCTATGCAGGAGTCGAACCTGCGGAACCTGAACTACGGGGACCGGGATTCGATCGGCCTGTTCCAGCAACGGAACGCGTGGGGGTCCACGGCAGACCGCCTGAACCCTGAGACCACTGCACGGATGTTCTTCCTCGGTGGACAGCAGGGACAGCGGGGCCTTCTCGACTTCAAGAACCGCGACCAGTGGTCGCTGACACAGGCTGCACAGAAGGTGCAGGTGTCAGCGTTCCCGGACGCGTACGCGAAGCACGAGGCGGGCGCCAGGAGCCTCCTAGACGGCCTGGGAGACGGCGGGGCAGAGATCCCTGTCACCCCGTCTGTAGGGGACTCACAGCCCGTTCTACCGGGCAATGAGCTTATCCAGGAGAACGGTGATCTCAACCTTTTTCCGGCTGGTGTCAGCAGCTCGGACGGAGGGGCGACCGGTGTAGCTACGGCAGCCGGCGTTGAGTCTGCCTCTGCACCCGGTATCGAGTCCGGCGACGAAATGCCGCAGTTCTCTGCGGCGGCCTTGTTCGACGGCATGGACGCAACCACCCCGAACGGCGGCTCCACCTTCGAGGACTTGTTCCCGAAGCAGGGCACCGTGGGCGGCAGTCGTGAACGAGTAGGGCAACTGGCTCGACAGTTGCTCGGTACCCCCTACCAGTGGGGTGGTACTGATCCTGACAGCGGCCTGGACTGTTCCGGGTTCGTGCAATACGTGCTCCGTCAGGTAGGTGTGAACCTGCCGCGCATCTCGGCTGCACAGGCAGTGTCAGGGAAGCGCACCGCTTTGAACGCTTTGCAGACCGGTGACCTGGTTGCCTGGGACAACAATGCCCGCAACGGCGGCGCCGATCATATTGCCATCTACCTCGGTAACGGGCAGATCATTGAGTCGCCACGGCCCGGCCTGGGTGTGCGCATCCGAACGTTGGATGACGATGAAGACGCTTGGGGCGTCTCTTTGAACTACTAAGGGGAAACGTGCCTAAGTCACTTACCGAGCAGCAGGACATGGCTGCCAACTATGGTTGGGCGCTGTCCGTTCTACGATCGAATCCGGAACTGAGCAAGCTGTTTGACCGGGCTGTTGCCGGCACCTTCAGTTCTCAGCGGTTCGTTGCCGAGCTGCGCAACACGAAGTGGTACAAGACTCGCGGTGAGACGCAGCGACAGAACGAGGTTCTGAAGAACGCTGACCCGGCAGAGTACAAGCGCCGGCTGTCGCAGAACCGTGCGGTTGTCGCGGACGCCTACTACCAGATGTACGGCCAGCACCCTGGCGAGAAGTTGCTGACGGCAATGACCAACAGCGCTTTCACCATGGGCTACTCGGAGGCTGAGACCCGGGACCTGGTTGGCAGGTCGTTCAACGTGTCCAGTCAGATGAAGGCCGGTCTGGGTGGGACGCTCGGTGAGGCTGAGCGTCAGATCCGGACCGCTGTTGAGGATTACGGCCTGGACATGGGGGAGCCGTGGATCGCCCGCCAATTGAACTATGTCGCGACGGGGCGCACGGACGCTACCGCTACCGCGAACTATCTGCGACAGATGGCGATCTCGAAGTATGGCGCCTATAAGGATGAGCTTGAGAACGGGATGACGGTGAAGGATATCGCCGAACCGTACCGACAGTTGATGTCGAAGGTTCTGGAGCTGCCCGATAAGGGCATCTCGTTGTCTGATCCGACAATCCAGAAGGCGTTGCAGTACCGGGCGCCGGCTAAGGGGAAGGTTGCTGGCGGCCCCACCCAGATGGCGCTGTGGCAGTTCGAATCCCAGTTGAAGAACGACACGCGTTGGAACGGCACCCAGAACGCGCAGGACACGATCATGTCGGCCGGCCGTAAGGTCCTGGCCGATTGGGGTCTCACTGCGGGGAGTGCCGGCTGATGGCGAATCCTCCCGGCTGGGACCAGTTGAAGGGTCCGGATCGTGACGCGGCGGACGCACTGATCAAGCTGTTCTCTTCCTACGGCCTGTCCAGTTTGGCTGGTCGAATCATCGACATGGTGAAGCAGGGTTTCTCCAGCGACACGATGTCTCTGATGTTGGAGAAGACACCGGAGTATCAGAAGCGGTTCGCGGCGAACGCTAAGCGCAGGTCGCTGAACCTGCCGGTTCTGTCCCCTAAGGAATACATCGAGACTGAACGCGCCTATAGCGCGATCATGAACAACTCGGGGATGCCGAAGGGTTTCTACGACACGTACACGGATTACCAGAAGTTTCTGGAAATGGACATTGCACCCACCGAGCTGGGTGAACGGGTGAAGCTGTGGCAGACGGAAGCTCTGAAGGACTCGGAGGGCCTGGCGGCGATCAGGAAGATTACGGGCCTGGGTGCCTCGGACTATGCGGCCTATTTGATGGACCCCGCACGTGCGACCCCGCTACTCACGAAGACGGCTCAGGCTGTCTCGTTTGCTGCTGCCGCAGGCCGGCACGGGTTCGACGTGTCGAAGACTCTCGCGACCCAGTACGGAAACCGTGATGTATCGGCTAGCGACGCTGAGCAGGGGTTCCAGGCGATCGAAGAGGTTCAGGCGGACACGGATCGTCTAGCGAAGATGTACGGCCTGGGCGGCTATGACGTGGAGGATGCTGCGGCGGAAGTGTTCGCCGGCGACGCTGACGCTGCGAAGGTCCGTAAGAAGGCCGCTTCCGCTGAGAAGGCGACCTTCGCGGGTTCGAGCAAGGGCAACACGGGCAAGTCGCAGCGCGGATCGAACTACTAGCCGCTGAACCGCTTGTAGTAACGGACCATCGCCTCTTGGAACCCGGGCGTGATCTCGCGCCCGGTCTCCTCGCGGAACTGCTCCGCAACGGAGTCCAGCATCCTGACGTTGTCGAGCGACCCCGGGGGCAGGTGCAGTACGCATCGCGCCTCCATCCCCGGGGTGGTCAGCAGTTCACTGACGCCGGCGGCTGAGATCCACACCGGGTGCCCTGTGCAAGCAACCTGCTGCACGGCGAACTGTCCGGGGTGCCAACCCGGTCCGACTGGGATGACGATCAGGTAACTAGTCATTTGCGCAGTGTATCAAATCTGATACACAAAGCCACTTACCGTAACAAAAATGCAACCGTACTTCAATACTAGCGTGTGACGTGAGTATTGAAGTGTTCGGTGTTCGGTCGTTACCGAACACCTTCGCGCCATTAGCTCAGTTGGTCAGAGCAGCCGACTCTTAATCGGCGGGTCCGGGGTTCGAATCCCTGATGACGCACCCTGCACTAGGAACGACCGGCCCTCAAGTGCAGCGTATTCAAAAGACCGGTAATCGTACGAGCAGGCACCATTCCCCCCGAATGGTGTTTCGGCGTGCGTACCTCTTGAAGGAGTTGGGGAGTAATGGGTCAGTACGACGGTTTCGAGTTCGAAGACGAGAATGGCGAGCAGCTTACGGGCAAGGCTCTGCGTGATGCACGAGACGCCGCCGCTAAGGAAGCGCGCGATTTGAAGCAGGAACTCAAGACCCTGAAGGATCAGCTCACTGAGCGGAACCTGAAGGACGTACTCCAGGAGAAGGCGCTTGACCCGCGCCTGGCACGATTCCTGAAGGCTGACGGTATCGATGGCAGCGACGCTGCAAAGGTCGATACTTGGCTTTCGGAGAATGGTGATCTTGTTGGCTACCAGCCGAAGGCTCCTGATGTTCCGGGCGAGGCAGATCCTCGTGCGGAAGCATTTGCACGGATGCAGAACGTCCAGGCGAATGCGCTGCCGGCAGGGCAGCTTACCGAAGCGTTTGCTGCAGTCGAAAAGGCTGAGAGCTTCGCGGACGTTAATGCTGCGCTGCGCCGGGCGGCAAACCTTGGATGATTCTCCTTCGATGAGGACGATGAATGGTTGACGCCTATACCCAGGTATCGAGTATTTCGAACCTGGTTCAGACCGCTTATGACAAGATGGTCGAACAGCAGAACCGTCACGCGACGCTTCTGCGCATGCTCCCCGATAAGACTGTTGCTGACCCGACTTCGGCCGGTTCGAGCTACACCCTCCAGAAGTACAACGATCTCGCTGAGTCGAGCGCTGAACTGACCGAGCTTGTAGACCCGGATGCTGTTGCGGTTCCGCAGACCACGACTCTGAATGTCGCGTACCGCGAGTTCGGTCGAGTCGTGTTCCGGTCGCACAAGCTCGACCTGACCAGCATGACTCAGGTCGACCCGATCATCGTGGACGTTCTCGCTCGGGATCAGGCCGTGAGCCTGGACAACGAGATCGGCACGATTCTGTACGCCGGCACCAACGTCGAGTACGGCGGTGCTGCGGTTTCGACCGTGACCGTTGCCGATGGCATGAACATTACTGCCGCTGATGTCCGCTTCGCGCGGACTAAGCTGCGTAAGCGTGCCGCTTCGCCGCGTCGGGGTGAGCTGTACTGGGCGGGTATCCACCCGGCGGTTGCTCACGACCTGCGCGCCGAGACTGGTGCGGGTTCGTGGCGGGATGACCACAAGTACGCCGCGCCGGACATGTTCTGGCCTGGCGAGCTGGGCATCTACGAAGGCATGTTCTTCGTGGAGTCGGCCCGCATGAAGTCCAACGGTGTTGGCGCTTCGGCTGAGCCGGTTTTTTCGACCATCTTTGCCGGCCGTCAGGCCCTGGCTGAGATCGTGTGGGAAGAGCCGCGCACTGTCATCGCGGACATCCCGGTGGACAAGCTCCAGCGGCACCGCCCGTTCGGTTGGCGAGGCGCCCTGAACTGGGCGATCTACCGCCAGGAGAACCTGGAGCGGCTGGAGACTGCGAGCACCATCGCGCCGTGATCTAGCTGAGTGATTGCCCCTGCCGGCCTACTTCCCGGCAGGGGCTTTCTCTTTTCGAGGAAGGTGCTATGGGCAAGCAAGTGAAGTTCCCCACCTACCAGCAGCCCGCCGGTAGGGGAAAGTTGTACGGCAGGTATCTGCTGGATTTCCCGATGTCTCTGGTTAAGGAGAACGGGGTATGGCGGGCGGTACAGACACCATCTCAGGACGAGCTGTCCGAGGCCGATAACTGGTATCTCGGTGGATACACGTATCCGCTTACTGATGAAGAGGCGGCGGACCTTCCTCCTGAATATGTGGAGGAAGCGTGAACGGCGAAGACTGGCGACAGTTCGGGGAGGTCGCCGGCTACCTGGCTGTCGGCGCCTATGTCGCCTACAAGGCGCATCGCGCCGAGATGCAGGCGAAGAAGGCTAAGGAATATTCGCAGCCGACCGGTAACGGTTTCGCTGCGAACGTGAAGGAATCGTTGGCGTGTCTTCAGGCTTCTGCCGCTGACCAGAAGCAGGCGACTGAACGTATCGAGCTGCGCCAGTCGCAGGACTCAACAATGCTTTATGACCACATCAAGGCCCACGCTAACGCTGACGTATTGAAGGGTGCGCATCGTGAATCTACACCAGACCCTAACGCACCCTGAGTTTGTTGAGGGCTGTTTCGGTTGCAAGGTATCCACCTTGAAGTTCGGTCAGGTCGATGCGACCAGGCAGAAGAAGTGGGACGCGGAACTTGCCGAGTACCGGTCAGCGGTTGCGCAGGGCATCCAACCTGAGACGACCCAGTCGGCGGGTATCCGCGCGGCAGTGAAGTGGTCGGAGGAAACCGGCAAGCCGTATTCGGCTGAGACGAAGCTCGAACACGATAAGAACACGGTCCTGGAAAGGTACGCGGTATGACGGCTATGACGGTTCTACCGCCCGTCGTTTCCGGCGATGACGGCAGTTGGCACAACACGGGCGCCGGCGGGTTCGCGACCAACCAGGGCGGCCCGACTGTCGGGGACACCGATGCTGCGAACAATGCCCGGCATGCGTGGATCCGTTTCCCTGCGGTGTATATCAACCAGGGCCAGACGGTGAACTCGTTCAAGATCAACCTGCGGTCGGGTTCTCTCACCGGGGTGATCCCGGCGATGACGGTTGTTGGTGTCAAGGATGTTAACGCGGTCGCTCCGGCGACCCGTGCCGCCGTGAACGCGTTTCCGTTGACTACGGCAACTGTCGCTTGGACTCCTGCCGCGTGGGTGGTCGGCACCCGCTACGACTCGCCGGAACTGAAGACGATTCTCCAGGAGATCGTGAATCAGCCGACTTGGGTGTCTGGCTCTTCCGTGATCATTCTCCTGAAGGTCCCGGAGGATGCGTTCACTGTCGCCGGCGTGTTGGCGTTCACGGCGGTAGATGGTGGCGTTCCCGCGAACGCTGCCACCGCGTCGGGTGACTTTGTGGGTGTCGCTGTAACGAACACGCACACCCTTCAGTACCACATGAACCGTAAGGCCGGGACTCTCGTGAACGGGATCCCGACCAGGGATGCACAGGGTGCCGCAAACATTTGGGCCGGCACTGACGGCCTGGACATTGTGCACGCATTGAACGTGAAGGCAGGTAACACGCTTGCCGCCGGCTACAAGGAAATCGCTGGGGTGCTGAACCAGTTGGCTGGCACCTCTGGCCTAGAGGTAGATGGAGCGGCGGCGAGTATTCCGTGACCACTGTTGACCAGTTCATTGACCAGGTTTCCGCGATGCTTCACAGTTACACGGGAACCCTAGAGGCCACGACGTATCTGACCGGGGCAGTGGATGCCACGGAGACCACGGTGCCTGTATCGCACCCTTCGTACATCACGAGGGGTTTGATTGAGGTCGGCAACGAGTTGATGCATGTCGACACTGTGGGTGAGACGTCGGCCTTGCTGTTCCCGTTCGGGCGTGGAGCCCAGAACACCACTGCTCTACCGCATGCCGCGAATGACCGGGTCACTAATGACCCGATGTTTCCGCGTGCCCGGATCTTTGACGCGTTCAAGCGGTGCATCCACAACGTCCAGTTGGATCTGTTCACGGTCAAGGAAACGTCGTTTACGTATAGCACTGTACGCACATCGTATGAGATCCCGGACGATGTGGTGCGGATCCTGTCGGTTCAGTATCAGGTTGTTGGTCCTACCCGCGAGTGGGTGAACATCAACAACTGGGATCTGGATCCGAACGCGGACACCGACACCGGCAAGGCGCTGATTCTGCACGAGTGCATTCAGGCCGGCCGGACTGTCCAGGTGGTTTATGCGGCGGCGCTGCCGGTGCCTGAGACGCCTTCGACGAACCTTGAGGGCATCGGGATCCCTGACTGGCTTCAGTCGGTGCTGATCTACGGGACAGCCTGGGAGATGGTCCAGTTCCTTGAACCGGCGCGTCTCCAGTTGCGTGCCGTGGAGGCCCGCACTCAGGCAGAGGGTGCCCCCCCGGGGTCGGCGTCGAGTCTCGCAAAGCAGTTGTACGCGATGTATCAGCTCCGTCTTGATGGTGCACGTAAGCGCCTTCTCCAGTCGAACCCTTCTCCGAAGCATTACACGAGGTACTGATATGGCGCTGCGGTATTACCGGAACGGTCCCGCGCGGGCGCTCGCGTTCCCGCTTGCTAACGGCACCGACACTGCTATCACTGTCGATTCTGCGTCGGGGTTCCCGTCGCAGTTCCCTTACACGATCATCATCGAACCGGACACTGCGACCGAGGAAGTGTGTGATGTTACTGCTGCCGTAGGCAACGTTCTGACGATCACTCGGGGCGTGGATTCTACGACTGCGACGTCTCACGGCGCCGGCTCGACGGTTTATCACGGTGTCTCTGCACGGGATATGCGTGAAGCGAACGAGCATGTGAACGCGACTGTGAACGTGCATGGCCGTACCGGGTCGCTGGTGGACACGGACTCTGTCCAGTCCATTCCGGGTCGGAAGATTTTCGATGACCTGGAGACTACGGGTGGCGGGGATGTTGTCACCGTGGGCGCGTCGCAGACGATCACTGGCGCTAAGGCGTTCTCGGTGCTGCCGACTGTCACCGGTAACGGTGACGTGGCAACGACCGGTGGGACACAGACGTTCACGGGTTCGAAGACGTTCGCGAACACGATCACGAACGGCACCGAAACCCACAACGGTGGCGAGGTTCACAACGGTAACGAGACGCACGCCGGCACGGTCACCTTCTCGGGTGACACATCGGTGGACGGCGCGAACCTGAACGGCTCGTGGGGTTCCTTCGTCCCGGTACGCCATAACGGTGTGGGCGGTGCAACCCTGGGCAACGGCAATGGAACCCTGGTGGGGTTCTTCAAGCGGATCGGTAAGACGATCAGTTTCCGAATTCTGTTCACGTTCGGGTCTACGTCCGCGATCGGCACCTCCGACTATGCGTTTACTTTGCCGACGTCGGTTGCCGAGTTCCACCAGTGTGGTGCGGCGATCCTCGGTGACGCTTCGGCCGGCAAGTTCTTCGCGAAGGTGTGGCACGGTACCGGCGGTCAGGAGATCGTGATTGTTGCCGAGAACGGCGACCGGGTTTCGGGTGCCGGCGGCGGTTCCCCTATCCCGTGGGCTACGGGTGACACGATCGCAATGAGTGGAAGCTACGAGGCTGCCTGATGGCTGACGTTACTGAACGGCTCCCGTTCCCGATCAGTAAGCGGCTCGCGTCCACGGTCACCGAGATCGTGGGCCGGAACGGGCGCGAGATCCATTACACGGTTGCGGGTGTCCCGTTCCGGTTGGCTACCGCCCCGGATCTGCCGATGACGCTGGAAACGGCGCCTATGCAGAAGGACCAGCAGGACCAGGAACCTGAGGCCGGGGAGCAGACCCTGTCGGGTTGGTGGCTGCGTTCCCAAGCGTCCTGGCACGAGGGTGCCGGGGCACTGTATTCGGAGGCGCGCGGCGATATCACTGCGGCAGCACAGTTCCGGGAGTCCAGCAATGTGGATGTGTGGACTCAGGGTGAACTGACGTTGCTGAAGGCAACGGTGGATGCTGGCGGTGCGACGAACCGCTGTGTGGCGATCGTCCCGGACGCCACGGTGCATTCTGTGGTGGCCGGCCAGGTCGGGGCGGTGGTGCGTTACACGAACTTGGATGTGTCTACCGCGACCACGAACCTGTACCTGAATGGTGCGGTGACGTTCACTCAGGTGATTGCCGCTGACACCGAATGGTTCGCGGCTGGCAGTGACGGCAAGGTGTACTCGGGGCCTATCGGTTCGACCACGATCACGCCGAAGGTGTGGACGTTGACTGGCGCTGGCGCCGGCAAGACCCGGATCACTTGGGCTAAGCACCGCCTGTGGGCGGTGAACGGCAACAAGATCTACGAAATCGACTACGCAACCCCGGGTGCTGAGACTGCCGTCTACTTCCATCCCTCGGAAACCTGGACGTACACGGACCTCACTGACGGCCCGGGCGGTGTGCTGTTCTCTGGGCATGGTGACGGGACGTCACATATTCAGCGGATCACGCTGGAGGTTGACGGTGCGGTACCGACTCTGTCGGGTGCCACGACGTTGGCGATCCTGCCTTCTGATGAGAAGGCGCTGCGGATCAACTCGCTGGCCGGCTCGATGGTGTGCATCCTCACCAACATGGGCGTGCGCGTGAGTGTCGCTCAGGCGTCCGGAGATCTCGTCTACGGGCCGTTGTTCCTGGAACGTGACCTGGAGGTGCCCTCCACCAGTTCGCCGGCTCTAACGTCCGGTGGGCGCTTCTGGTGGGTATCGTTCGGGGATGAGAACAAGACGTGGCGCGTGGACAGCTCGGTCGAAGTCGAAGAGGGCGTGTTCGCGTACGCGTCCGATATGGAGACCACGTCGCCACCGGTCTCGGTGGGGGCGCGGAAGGGTCGTGTTGTTGTGGCCACGGTTGGCGGGGCGGTCCAGTACCAGCACGCGACTGACCTGTGTGCGAGTGGCTATGTTCAAACCGGCCGGATTCGTTTCCGCACGGACGAACACAAGACGTACCACTACGTTGATGTTACGGCGCTCCCGCTTGAGGGCGCCGTATCGCTGGACGTTCTCAACGATGCAGATTCGGAGGCACGGATCATCACGTGGTCCGTCCCGGGCCGACTGTTGCCCACGGCACAGATTCCGTCTTCGTTCGGCACGCAGCGATATGTCTCGCTGCGGCTGACCCTGGACCGGGATGCCGGCGACACCACGCAGGGTCCGACGATCCTGGGTGTCCGGGTGAAGGCTCTGCCGGCGGGACGGCCCCAGCGGATCTACACGCTGCCTCTGCTGTGCTACGACAAGGAACAGTGGTCCTCGGGACAGTTCGAAGGCTACGAAGGGTTCGCCCGCGACAGGTACCTGTCGGTGCGCGCGGCAGAGGATGCCGGCGGTGTGATCCTGCTCACGAACTACAGCTTCCCGTCCCCCGAGGGGGAGCTGTGCCGCATTGAGGAGATCAAGTTCGTGCAGCTCCAGCAGCCTGACGGGTGGCAGTTGGATGGAGGGTTCGGCGGGATCCTCGCCGTCACCCTCCGAACTCTGACGTAGTACATGTTGTAACATGCTGCCCGTTGAGAGGACGCGCCATTGCTGGGCGCGACACCCCCCTCTCAACGGCAAGAAACGGCCCCACCAGGTTCCTGCTCAATCCCCCGAGCGTGTGACACCTGGTGGGGCCGTCCTGCCGTTCAGCGTGGGCGCTGGGACGGTGGCCCGTCAAGCGCGTACGGTGGCCAGTCTTTCGGCCACGGTTCCTTCTTCGGCGGGTTGTCCGCGAAGTGGATCTCCGACACGCCCGAGTCGTCGACCAACGGCTTGACCTCGTGACCCTCCGGCGGGACCCACGGGTTCGCCGGCGCGCGGGTGTCCACGCTGGTGATGGACGGCGCCCGCGACACGCGCACGCCACGCCGACCCGGCTTCTTCTTCTCCACGAAGTCGTCCACGATCTGGCTCTCCGGAACGACCGGGATCCGGCGGCCCATCAGGACGCCCTCCGGATCTTGAACCCGGGCAGGTCGGCGTGCCAGTCCCGCTCATCGATCGTGTCCACCCGGTGCTCGTTCAGGTTGACCAGGTTCTCCGCCTGGAGCTGCGGGTACATCATCTGACCCATCAGCGCTTCGTCGCGCTCCAGCTTGTCCAGGTCCAATCCGATGTAGTGCTCGGTCATCGCGGTGGTTGCGTGGTGCAACAGCGCCTGGACCTGACGCAGGGCCCCGTCGTACCCGAGGCCACGCAGCGCGTCGAACCGGGCACGCGCCCCGGCGCGACGGAACGCGTGCATCCCCTCGCCCCGGTCGTCTTCGGTAATGAACCCGATCTTGAGCAGGTTGCGGCGCGCAATGTCGTGCGGTTTCATGATCCGCAGGTTCGGCACCAGAACTTGACTGGCCGCGTTGAACCCGGCCTTACGCCCGGCAGCCTCCGGCAGCCACTTGGGGCGCGAGAGACGCGGGAACAGGTACCAGGACGGGTCCAGGTACCCGCAGTGGTCCTGGTAGGCCATGAGCCACTGACGCAGCTCGGTGTCGAACTCTGAGGTGATCGGCATCAGGTCCGTGGACATCCGCTTGCGGCCCCGGACCTTCGAGACGTTCATCTTGATCCGCTGCATCGGGAAGTTGACATCACCGACTCGGAAGTTGCTGAGTTCCCCGCCGCGCCCCAGCACGTACAGGCCGGCCGCGATGAACCCCCGGTCCCGCGCGTTGGGTGCGGCGTCCAGTGCGACCGGGAACTGTGTCACATGCAGCCGGCGGCGCTCCTCAACCTGGAACGATGGCGGCTTGCGGCCGTCCATCGGATCGTTGTATCGGGGCATCAGCTTGGACCTGGCGCAGTACTTGAAGAACGAGTTCAGGTTGTTGTGGTGGTTGACCAGCGACCGCTCGCTGTTCGTCTGTCCTAGGTTGATCATGGTGCGGTCGATGTGGTCGGCGCGCACCGACTCGACCAGGATGTCCCCGCCGGTGACCTCCAGCAGACGTCCGAGCGTGACCCGGTCACAGGCAATCGTGTGCTTCGCGACTTTCATCGCGGTCCGGTACTGATAGTACTGCTCGACCGCGTCCCGCATCCATGTCTTCGCCATCCCCTGAAGCCTCCCGCACATAGCGTTCTGTAGATAAGTTGCTTTGGTGGCTCTGACCTTAGGTTTCTTTGGTGGCAGAGTCAAAGCTATCTTGGTACAACAAAAGCGTATGCGCAACCACCTGCGGGTTTGCGGCGTTCCACTGACCCTCCCTGGGTTGCATTGGTGGCATCCACGCTTGTCCGACACACGTGATCGTTTGTTGACATGGGGGTAGGGGTTCCTTACGGTAGATAGCTGAACCAACCGAAGGGGACTGCCATGGGTCGAGCCAGGCAACTGCCGGACGAGGCCACTTTGCGACGCTGGTTTCTAGACGAGAAGCTGACATATCAGCAGATGGCTGATCGGTGGGCGGTCGCGCCGGGCGGCGCGTCTGTGACCCGCGCTGCGTTCCAGAACGACATCGCGAACTATGACTGGTTCGTGCCGCGCTACAAGAAGCACGCCGGTACTGACCTGTCCCCGTGGGATGACATCCGCCCGGAGCACATCGACAAGTGGGACATCGCGATGCTGCGGCGTGAGTCGTTCCGCCGGCAGGGCGGGAAGCTGGACCCGGATGCAGAGGCCGACTTGAATCGCTGGCTACAGTCGGCCCGGGACGGTAACTGGGTGATCGCATACAGGCGGGACACGAAGCGCGGGTTCTGGCGTGTGCCGCGTCGGGCGACGGATCCGGACCTGGTGCGGCTACCTCCGAAGTACCGGGCGCAGATGCGTCGGCAGCGCCGTCTGAGGGCGGTAGGATGAGAGCCCCTTCCATGGTCTGACGACGCCCCGCGCCGTACTCGCGGGCAGCCTGGAATGGTGAACGGCCCCGGGTGATTCCCGGGGCCGTTCTGCTTGCCTGGTACTACTCGCCTAGAGTCTCTTCGATGTACGCCTGTTTCTCCTCTAGGACTTCACCCCAACAGTCGGCGTGGTAGTAGATCCAGTTGCCGTCAGCGTTCTTCGTGACCGTGCCGGATTCGCCGTCATCGATGATGAGGAAGCAGCCGTGGCACACTTCGCCGGCGGGGGTGTCGATCTCGATGTCTGGTGTACAGCCGGAGTCCCATGGCTTGCCGAACCAGCCGACGTCAGACGGTAACTCGTCCAGGTGCACCACCATCGTCGATCACCTCCCCGCACAGTTCGCACCGGGGGATGGTGCCGGCGATCTTGTCGAACTTCCCTTCCCACGAGCCGTCACGCGGGTCCTTGTGTCCCCACTGGGGGCACAAGACGTTCCTGGCCCACCAGCGGTCGATGGGGTGGCTCCGCATCCACCGCCACCACTTCACCCGAACTCCAGCGAGGTTGACGGGAACATGTGCCTGTGCTCCATGATGATCTTGGCCCGTAGCGAACAGGCGTTGGCGTAGAGCTGGGTTTGCTCGATCACGTTCGCTGCCGCCGTGTGCGGCACCGCCGCAGCAACCATCAGGTCGAGCATGGCACGTACAGCCTCCGGGCCCTGTGCGGCGATCTCCGGCGGCATCGCGTACATGAACGGGATGGTTGATGGTGGCGTCTTCAGCATGTCCCGGAGGCTGTTCTCGACGGTGCTCCGGCGGGCACTGTCGGCATACAGGGGGAGTTCGTCAGGAACTTCGGCCTCCCCCCAACAGACCACATCGCCGGCGGTCTCGTACGGCTGCACCTTCCACATCAGTTCGCCGGTGCGGTCGCCGGTGATGACGACGAACTCTTTGCGCCCGGTCTCCCTGTTCTTCCCGTCGAACGTCAGAGCGAGCGTGTCAGCCGCCAACAGGTCGGTGGCGAGGAGGCAGCCGGCGCGCATCCCGTCTTCCTCCACGACAACGCCGGCTTCAGGGGTGTCGCTGCCGTCACGGATCACCATGACGACACGGTTCAGGTATTCGTCGTGTCCACACTCACAGCTCGCCGGCGACCCGAGGCGCACCAGCTCTTCCTTGGTGATGCGGGTGTGGGCAACGAGCGTGTTGGTGACTTCGAGCAGATCCACTATCGGGCCCTCCGCTGGTTGCACACGAGGACAGTGTTGGCGTCCACGATCTTGATGTAGCCGTAGTGGCCGCGCGCCTGGATCAGTTCGGCCACCCCCATAACTACATCGTTCACGTGGCCGGTGACGACCTGACCGTTCCGTTCAGCCTTGGGCCGGTGCTCCCGGCGCCTGCCCCGGTTGACGGGGACGGCGAGCCGTTCCGGTTCCACCCCGTCGATGTAGTCCTGTTGTTGTTTCTGCGCTTCCGCCACGATGTCTTCTCCGATCCCCATGTTGTCCACGAGCGTTAGGCGCGGCGCCTCGCACTTCTCGCGTCGGAGCACTCTAGCCGGGGCGCCCATCAGGCTTCACTCATCATGTTCTGCTCCAGTTTCGTTGGTGTCGCAGTCGTTGAGTACATCGTCATCCGGCCTGATCTTGTTTCACCTCCTTTTCGGCCTTGAACGCGGCCTCTGCCGTGACGCGCATCGCTTCGTACTTCTCAGCGATGTGCGCGTTGGCCAGGTTGATGACGTCGTCCGGGAGGGTCACGGACCCGATGGTTTCGCGGCAGTCCTCACACTTGACGATCTGGAGGCCCGGTAGGGTCTCGTCGTCTACGGAGTAGTGGCAGTGCATCCCGGCGCACAGTGCGATGCCGGCAAGCTTCAGCTTTTCTGCTGCCGTGTCCAGGCGATCGGCTACTTCCTCAGCGGCGGTCAACACCTTGTCGTTCGACTTCTGGTTCCGCCTGGTTGCAAGGGACCACGCGGCCAGCAGAACGAGCATGAGGAGAGTGCAGATGGTTCCGATGATTTGCGGGATCACCGGCTGGCCCTCTCGAACGAGGGCGGGTTCACGTGGATGAACGGGCCGGGGGTGTCAGGTGACGTCACCGGGGTGATGTCTACGTACGCCGGTCGTGGCCACAGGGCCACGATCAGGTAGGCAACGAACACTGCGGCGAGCGCCACGAAGGCGGCCCGTGCCGCCTTGTCGTGAAGGTTTGATGCTGCGGGCAACTTCCTGCCCTCTCCCGTGTAGTGGGGCCGTGGGGCCCTGCTTGCTTCGGTGGATGGCCTGCCGGCCACCACCAACGACACTAAGGGAAGGAAGGACAAGTGTAGTTGTACCGCGACCCCGTGTCGTGAAACAAGCGTTTGGAACCCCCTGATTCCCCGAACACTATCCGTGTTCGTCAGGAGTGAAACCCCTCGTTACCATACCGCAACTCTCAGATGTCTTGATGCTTACAGGGCGTGGCCGTAGCGTTCAACCAATCGGTCGTTTGAGGTGGCGCCCGGCGATGGGGGTTGCACAGAGCGTGAGGGGACCTGGTGCGTGGAGAGTGAGTTCTACTTCGACCCGGAACGGGGTGCGGTACAGGTGAACGTGACAGGTCTTTACGGAGCGGAGTTACGAAAGGTTCTCGCTGATGTGGGGGAGGAGTTTGAGTGGCAGGGCGCCGAGTTCCAAACCATGAGGGATGGTGGCGGAGTGTCGCAGTGGATGTGGCTCAACGGGGCGAAGGTGAAGGTCCCGGCGTGAGCGGCCGGCTAGCTCGGGCTGTCTGCCCGAAGTGCGGGCACACCTCGCTCAAGGTTGAGATGCGGATGCGCGCGAAGGAACTGGGTACGTTCAGTCTCGCCGGCCAGCAGTTGAAGGTGTCCGTACAGACGTTGCCGTACCTGTTCTGTTGGCACCCGGAGTGCGGAGAGTTCGGCGTGTGGGGTTGGGTGGACGGCGACCAGGTCGTCTTCCCGGAGGGGGATGTTGTTGTACGCGAGCCTGACGGACCTGATCGAGTCGGACCGGTGGATTGATGCCGCCGGCAAGCACTTCACGCGAGAGACGGAGAATGCCTTGAATAAGCCGCGTCTAGTGCGGTATGACGAGGATGAGGTTACGTCGTATGACATCTTCGGGCACGTGATCCCGGAGCTGTCCGGTCCGTACACGGACGAGCTGAAGGAAGCGTTGAGGGCTGCGTCTGATGAGCGCACTGAACATGTGGACTCTGTATGAGTGGGCACCGCAAGTGGTCGGAGGTCCGGGACAGCCGGCCTCCGTCGCCGGCGCGGCACCGCGCGCAGAGGAAGTTCAATCGGAAGCTTCGCTGGTATACCCGTCTGCGGGCGCTGAAGACATGGCTAGGGTTTGAATGATCGGTCTCTACGGCCACGGTATGCACGACTTCATTCTCGACGAGGCCGAGCTAGGTACCCGTGTCGCGATGGCGCTCGACAACGAGGCGTGCGGGTTCGGCGCCCTGTTCGACCTGTCCTATGAAGAGTACGTGAGAGGAGCCGTTAGCTAGATGCCTGGAGCAACTATGCTCCGCCCATACGCGCCGCCGCACATGTCACACAGTGCGGCGGTTTCGTATCTGCGGTGCCCGAAGAGCTACGAACTTGAACGCCTGTCAGGGATGCAGGCTGTGCCGGCCTGGTGGTTCCTGGGCGGGTCAGCGGTTCACAACACAACTGAGACATACGATCGCTTGATTGCCGCAGGCACCAAAGTTACATTGGTGGCAGTTGAAGAAATGTTCCTTCAGATTTTCAACGAGCTGGTGGATGCAGAGGCTTTGAAGAAGGGCATCCCGCAGGAGCAGTGGTTCGCTGCCGGCCGATGGCCGAAGAAGAACGGCTATGACTGGTGGGTCGCGAACGGCCCGGGGATGTGTATCAGGTACGCGGCGTGGCGGCAGGCAACAAACTGGGACATCGCAGACTTCAACGGCGTGCCAGGCATTGAGTGTGATCTCAAAGTGACATTGGAGTTCGGACAGTTGCGGGGTGCCCCTGACCGGGTGTTCCGCTTGCCTTCAGGGCAACTGGTGGTCGGAGACGTGAAGTCTGGATCCACGCTACCGAAAGAACCTTTGCAGCTTGGGAACTACGCGAACAGCCTGGCCGAGTTGGGGTTCGAGCGTCCCGCGTACGGCACTTACATCATGGTGAAGAACGATCCCGAGGACATCAAGGATCTGCACACGCCGTTGGTGCCGCTCGACAAGTACACAACCCCTTATTTGGAAGGGGTGTACGGGTCGGCGCATGCCGCGATCAAGGTTGGTGCGTTCTCCCCGAACGTCGGGGATGCATGTCGTCAGTGCGTTGTGCAGAAGGGCTGCTACGCGGTCGGTGGTGAAGAGTCCGCGAAGTGGGATCGGCTGCACCCAGAATATAGAGGAGACTAATGCCGAATGAAGTAGTCGCCACCCTGAAGGGTGACGGGTCGGCCCCGTGGGTTGTTGCTCACGGCGAGGAAGTACACGACGCGGAACGACTGATCGAAGACTCCCTGAAGGGGTCCTTCTTTCAGACGATCGCTGAGGCGTCCACGTTGCTGTCTGCGGCGGTGAAGGTTGCCAACGGCATGCAGCCAAATCACGGGCCGGCACAGAACCAGAGCCCAACCTATGACCGGCAGTCGGTTGGCCAGAACACCAACCAGGGCTACGGTAACCAGAACAGTAACCAGAGCCCCGCCGGCAACAGTTTTAACGGCACCCCACACCCCGAGGGCAAGACGTGCCCGATGTGTGGCGCCGGCATCGTAGGGAAGAAGCCGCGCGAGAAGCGCATGTGGACCTGCCCGAACCAGCGCTCTAAGGGCGACGGACACTATGTGGAGTGGCTCAATGGGTAAGCGCGGGTATGTCCCGTATGAGCGTGTGCGGCCCCTGCCGCGAGGGTTCAAGCGGTCAGTGTGCGATTGGGTGACCGGTATCGGCTGGGTGTACAACCCTGGACGTAAGCCCTATACCGCCTAGTGTTCCGGCTCCACCGCATTAACCCCCGGGAGAATGCGCGCGAGCCGCTCCCGGATGTATTCGGACTCGCCCCGCACGGGATTGTTGTGCGGCGCGGACAAGTCACGATGATCTCTGCGCAACCCAACGACGGTAAGTCTCTGTTGACGTTGTGGGCTGTGATCCAGTGGGCGCAACTCGGACTCAGGTCGCTCTACTTCTCTGCCGACACAGACGAAGAGACGACGCTGCGTCGTGCAGCGGCGACGATCACGGGGCAACCGCAGAACGTCATTGAGTCAAGGATGCGGGCCGGCTGGGACGAGACCGCTCGCGCCCTGGCTGACCTGAATGGTGGGGTCGTTTTCGACTTCGAAACTGACCCCACCTACCAACACATACAAGAAGAACTCGTTGCCTATTTCGAGGCATATGGCGATTATCCGCAAATTGTAGTGGTGGATAATCTCATGGATGTTGCCGGGGACAACGAAGATGAGTATGGCGGTATGCGTGACACGACTCGCGCAATGAAACGGTTCGCGCGCCTCACGGGCGCAGCGGTGATTCTTCTGCATCACTGCAACGAAACGGACAAGCGTGAGAATCACCCGCCGGCCCGGCGAGAGATCACCGGGAAGGTTGCGCAGAAACCGGAGATGATCCTCACGGTGCAGTTGGATCACAACAGTATGCGGATTGCGTGTGTAAAGAACCGGTCGGGTCCGAAGGACCCTAAGGGGATCATCCACTACGTGTTGATGGTGGATTTCGAACGGGTCGAATTCTTCGGCCCGAACTACAAGCAGATTGGTTCGAAACAGTGGCTGAAGTAACGACGGTTGTGAAGGCCGAAGCTCCGGTGAAGTCGTTCACCCTGGAAATCTCCCGCCAGGAGGCGAGCGACCTGAAGGTGATGATTCAGGCGTATCACATGCGCTCCCCGTTCATGGGTCGGGCGCAGGACAGCGCCATCTACAAGGCGCTGGACGCCGGCCTTGCCGGCAAGACGTCACGGCAGGCGAAGTTCGACGAGTCGTTCGCGAAGGTCCTCGGTGCACCGCCGTACCAGCCGGTGTCTGCCTGATGCACCCGAGCATCACGGGGCTGCTGAAGTCGTTCGACTACGGCCACCTTCCCAAGGGGAAGATTCGGGACACGTCGCAGATGTCTTCGGAGCTGGCGCATCTGATGGCGGATTGTCTGCCGTCGAGCGCTGACCTGACCTACGGACTGCGGAAGCTGTGGGAAGCGAAGAACGCCTTCGTGTACGCGGCTGCCGCCGAGGAGAAGAGCAAGGCATGAGTCACGCAACTCTGGAAACGACTGCGGTCCAGGCAGACGAAGGCAGCGACCTTGCTTCCCTCGTGGTCGCCTATCACCGGAGGGCACACGCGGGTGTCTCGCCGGCACAGTGTGCCGAGAAGGCATGTCGGGTAGCGCACCAGGTTGTTGACCTGGACGCGATGTTCTTCGGGGCGGATGCCTGACCTGGTTTGCCAGGGTTGCGGCAGGCAACTAACAGGTCAGCAGAAGAAGTGGTGTGCTGACCCGGCCTGTAAGAAGTCGGCGTTGCGGTGGGCGTGGGTCCTGAAGGTTTACGGTCTATCCCCTGAAGACTATGACCGGATCTACGCCCACCAGGGCGGCAAGTGTGCGATCTGCCACAAGGCTTTCCAGCCTGGTAAGACACCGCACATTGACCACGAGCACGGTTCTGACCCGCATGTGCGGGGGATCCTGTGCGCGTACTGCAACACGCGCCTTGTTGGCCGGCTGAAGAATCACCAGTTGGCTCAGTGGCTCGCTGACTATCTCCGCAATCCTCCGGCAATTGCAGCGTTGGGCCGGAAGGTGTATGCCCCTGGCCGGCCACCGAAGAAAAGGAGACGACGTGGATAAGTACGACGTCATGCCGCACTGTGATACCTCCATCTTGCACGCCCCCGGCGTGTGCAAGTTCTGCGACAAGCTTCCGGAAGCTCAGGCTTACCGGAAGGCGGCGCGCATCAATTTCACGGGCAAGAACTATCCGGATCTGGCACCGTGCCCATCGACGCATTTCCGGGGAGAGTCTCAGCGGGATCGGTGGTACGGGAACGTAGCCGAGCCTTATGACCCCTCTTGAGAATGCGTGGGAACACTACGGCGGCACCCTCCTGACCCACCGGGAAGGCCGAAACAAAGCCAGGTGCCCTCTACACGATGACGCTAACGCGTCAGCCAGCGTGAACATTTCGGAGCAGAAATGGACTTGTTTCGCGGGTTGCGGTTACGGCGACATCTACGAACTTGTGAAGCTTGCGGACGGCATCGACAACTTCCGGGAGTGTAAAGAGTGGGCAGACCAGAAGTTCGGCGCGAGCTTGAGCGGGTCCTCCGGATCGTCTATGCGCTCGACGCGGCGATCAAAGAAGAAGGGGAAGTCATGGACTTAGCAGTCAAGTGGGGCACGAGTGCGGAGTGTGTGGTTCGCCCGGATCGGTTCGGCCGGGCTGGACGTATCGAGCTGTTGTCGAATGCGAAGGAAGCACCGATGGCGGTGCTGCATTGGCCGGATATCTGCATGATGCCGATGGATAAGGACCAGGCGCGCCGATTGGGCGCGGCGCTCATCCGGGTAGCGAACAGTGTCTGAGAATGTCGTGATCAACGGGTGGCCTTACCCGTTGGATGCGCTGTGCGCGTACGAGATGTTTCCGGCGGACCGCCAGGGGCCGGCTGAGTATTGCGGGAACGAAACCGAGGATGAGTCGGAGTTTTGTTCCGATCATGCCCCGTGGGAACCGGACTGGGACGACAAGCGGAAAGAGGCGCTGTATGACTGCGAATGAAGGTGTCGCGGTCTTCCTGATCGGTCTGTGGATCGGGGTAGGCATGTCGATCCTGGTTGCGACAGCGATGGGCTGCTAATGGACTTTTGGGATGACCCTGATTGGGAACCGCCGTGTGCCTGCTGGTGTGAAATTTGCGGGTGTCACGGGGATTGCATGGAAGACGACGACGATGACGACAAGTGAATGTACCGGCTGGTGCTATGTCTGCGACGAGTGCCACGACCAGAAGTGCACGGAGTGCACTACGGAATGGTGTGATCTGTGTGACTCACGACACCGAGCAGGTCCCGGGGCAGATTGATCTATACGAGGCGCTGAATGGACTTTCCAACGATCTCCCCGTTGAAGCGGGAACTACTCAACAAGGCAACCCAAACCTACTACGAAGGTCTGAAGGGCTCCCCGGAGACCCAGGAGTACCTGAAAGGTCGGGGGATCACCGGTGAGGTGGCTCGCCAATTCCGACTGGGGTTTGTTCTCGACCCGTTGGAGAATCACAGCGAGATGCAAGGGATGCTTTCCATTCCTTACATCACACCGTTGGGAACTGTCGCGATTCGCTTCCGGCGCCTATCAGGCGAGGGCGGGAAGTACCACCAGGAAGCCGGATCTTTCACCCCCCTGTTCAACGTGCGGGATTTGCATCGATCTGAGCCGTACCTGGTTGTCAACGAAGGGGAGCTGGATACCGTCGTCATGTCAGGGCTATGCGGAGTCCCCGCTGTCGGCCTTGCGGGTACGGGTCAGTGGACCCATCGAGGGAAGTTTTACCGCCGACTGTTTCTCGATTACGAGCGGGTCTTTGTCGTCCAGGACCCCGACAGCGCTGGGCAGAAGATTGTCCCCGACATTTTGAAGAAGGTCCCGAACGCGATCAACATCGTCCTGCCGGCGGACGTGAATGACACGTTCCTGGAGTATGGGCGTGAATATATTTTGAAGGAGATGGGTTTGTGGGAGAAGTACGCATCACTCGAAATGCCGTTAAGTGCCTAGATTGTGGTGACACGATCGAGTCAACCCACCGGCACCACTGGGTTCAGTGTAGTTGCGGGCATGCGTTTGTTGACGGTGGCACTGAGTATCTGCGGCGCGGTTTCCTTGACGAGGACAGGATTGTTGATCTGTCGGAGGTTGAGGGGACGGAAACGGTAGAGGGCAAGACGGACTCGAAGTCTGAGGCCCGACGGAAGAAGGTCCAGAAGGGCGTGCCGCGTCGCAGCGGCGACGCCTGGACAACCACCGAGAACCTGGGGAGTACTGATGGAGCGTAGTACCGAGTGGCTCAACAAGAACGACGAGTACGGCGAGGCGGTGGCGCATTCCGCGTTGGCGTTCGTGAAGTCGATGGGCGCTGATGAGTCGGTCCAGGCGATCGAGCGCGAAGCGTCCTACGACGCCGGGTTTGTGGCCGGCGTGCTAGCCACTGAGGCTGGTGTTGGACGCGCTGACGGCTGAGGTTGTTCGACTGTTGCAGTCGCATGGCCTAGTTGTGAGGCGGATTGACGAGGGCACCCCGGATAACCCCGGGGTGCATCTCCATGTAGTGATCCCGGTGCTGTCTAGTCACTAGACAGAATCCGTTGCTTCCGGCAACGGTCATTGTTTCAATTGGTGGTGAGACCCGGAGGAAACAATGAAAACGCTGTGCATCGATATCGAAACCACCCCGAACCTCGCCCATGTGTGGGGTCTATGGGATCAGAACATTGGACTCAATCAGCTTCTGGTCCCGGGGGAGATGCTGTGTTTCGCAGCTAAGTGGCTGGACGAACCGAAGATGTACTTCGGCCGGCAGCAGGCCGGCGACGGCGACAAGTCCCAAATGAACCTGCTGGCTCACCGCCTGTTGGATCAGGCGGACGTGGTGATGCACTTCAACGGGAAGCGGTTCGATGAGCCGTGGCTCAACACCGAGTTCGCGTTGCACGGGTGGAACCCGCCGTCGCCGTACCAACGGATTGATCTGTTGAGCGCTATCCGGAAGTCGTTCAAGCTGCCATCGAACAAACTGGATTACGCGTTGAAGGCGTTCGGGCTGGAGCAGAAGAAGAAGCATGAGGGCCACGAGCTGTGGATCAAGTGCATGAATTGGGATCCGGCGGCGTGGCGTCGCATGACGGCATACAACAAGCGGGATGTCCGGGCGTTGGAGGATCTGTATCACCGGATCCATCCGTGGATCCCGAACCATCCGAATGTGGGCCTGTACGCGGATGCCCCGGGGGCGGTGCCGGTGTGTCCGGGGTGCGGGTCGTCGAACCTTTCTCTACAGGGCCACCGCTTCACGTCGGTGGGGAAGTACCAGCGTTACCAGTGTGGCGACTGCGGTAAATGGTCGTCCACGGGGAAGCGTGAGGCCGGCGTCGATCTGCGGGAGGTTCGGCTGTGACGTTTCTGGATGAGAATTTCGAGAACACGTCGAAGGTCGCCTACATGGCGGCGTCGGCTGTACGCCGGCGCTACGAGACGGCGGACCGGGATGACTTGATTCAGGTCGGGTTGGTGTGGTGTATCGAGCACCCGAAGAAGTTCCGTGAATATGTGGAGTCGGAGGCTCAGGGGAAGCTGTATCGGGCGCTCTATAACTGCATGTCGTTTTATGCACGGCAGGAGCGCGCGAAGTATCACGGCTATGACCTGGACGATGAAGTGTTTTACTCCAAGCGCATGTTGAAGGGGGATGGCCGGCGGCCGGGTCTTCTGGAGTATGTGTTTGACAGGGAGGCTTGGCAGCATCCGCCGGTTGTTGATGGTGGCGGTAAGCGGGCCGGTGACCCGGCTGAGGGTAACAACTGGTTGGCTTCGATGGTTGATGTGGATCGGGCGTTGTGGAAGTTGGATAGCGCGAGCCACAGTCTGCTGCGGGACCATTACCAGTATGGCCAGACTTACGAGGATATCGCGAAGGTCTGGAATGTGTCTAAGACGACGATCGCTAAGCGTATCGATAAGGCGATTGCGTCATTGCAGGATCTGTTGGGCGGTACGCGTCCCCGGGATGACCCGGCGGAGGACGAATGGTCTACAGGTCCGGTGTATGTGGGTACAAGACGTGCGATTTCGAACGCGCATGCACGGGCGATGCTAGAGAATCAATGGAAGTGAGGTACCCGCGTGGCGTGGTATCCGGAAGCGAATAAGAAGCTGATCAAGCCGGGTCCGAACGACCCGCCAATCATTGTTGTTGGCGCAATCCTGCATGTGGATGCCGGCAACAACAAGTCGCTGTACGAGTATTTCAGGGACAAGTCCGGCGGGATCGAATCCCACTTCCATGTTCCGAAGGCCGGCCCGATCGAGCAGTACCGGGACACCGGGTATGAGGCTGACGCGAATCTGAAGGCGAACTCGTTCACGGTGGGTGGGCTGCGGTTCGGGTTTGTTTCGATCGAAACTCAGGGCCTGGATAAGGGGGAGTGGAACGCGTGGCAGCTCCAGGAGATCAAGCGTCTCCTGTCGTGGCTGTCCGCAACACATCACTTCCCGTTGAAGGTGACGACGAATCCTCGGGGGCCGGGGGTCGGCTATCACACGTTGTTCGGTGCGCCGGGGCCGTGGACCCCGGTGGCGAAGTCGTGTCCTGGTCCTGACCGGGTGAGGCAGTTCAACGATGTTTTGGTGCCGTGGTTCTCTGAGAGCCATCAGGCACCCTCTAACGGCTCCGAGGGGCCGGGTAAGGCGGTAGGTGTGGATGAGGTTCTGAAGGCCGTACAGGCTCACGAGGCGGCTGAGGCGAAGCGTTACGCGGATGTACGCGGCCTGGTGCAGAAGCTGTATGACGCGGAGGCCGGCCGGTACGCCGAATACAGCCGGTGGCACGACACGACCCTGACGGCGATTGTTGAAGTCGAGCAGCGTCTCAGCGATGCGGGGATCGAGTGAAGTTCGCTGAGTGGTTGAAGATGTGGACGGCGCTCGCCGGCCTGCTCGCCGGCGCGGCCCTGGGCGTGACCGGGATCCCGTTGGGATGGAAGCTGCCGCTTGCTCTTGTGGTGGCCGGCGCGGGCGCGTTCGCGGTGTGGAAGGTGCCGAACGCTGACCCGCCGGCGCCGGCGCTCCCGTGGGCTTCTGCGGGGCCGGCGTGGGACGCGGAGCATGACCCTGACTGGCTCGATGACCTGTGGCCGGGGGACTACGACGACGACTACATGAGCTGAGCTTCGCGCGTTGGTGTAACGGTACGGTCGCGGCATATCGCACCGGCGCTAGGCGCCTAGGACAGCCGGCGAATTTCTGCCGGCGGCTGAGCACACCCCGAATGGTCGGAGGAGGCGGGGGTTCAACTCCCTCACGCGCGACCCAACCCAAACGAAACGGCCCCACCG